ACTATCTCAAAATGTGAATCGCCCCTATCTTCAATCATATTAACTTCTGATTCAAAATGTGGCTCTCCATCAATTAATTTTATTGTTAAATCAAATGGCAAAGGAATTCCATATCCAGATACAAAAGAATCCATGAATGGCCCACAGCTTTTAAAATTTCTTGTTTCTTTTTCTAAATCTATAAATGGGCGGGCATGCTTATACCAATCAGGAATTTGATCTTTCATCAAAAGTATATCTATTTCTGGATAATCAAAAGAGTAATATTGAAATTTATTCACATATCATTGTACCATTACCAAGTTTACTATGTCAACAGTCTCATGGTATAATAAATTAGTTATATATGCTTTACACGGAGGTCAATTGTGACCAGAAAGATCGGATATCTATTCGGAACTATATTTATATCAGCGTTGCTATTTATTTTGTCACCGCAAAAAGCTCATGCTGATGATAGTCTTACCGTTCAAGTTTCACCGTCCGATCAAATAATAGCAGATACAACAACTGTGACAGTCATCACAGTTCAATCAAAACTGGACTCAGCAACAGCAATTTTAGATCAAACTTCACAAATTGATTCAGAAGCAATAATTGCATCAATACAGTCAAGCGTTCCTAACGCTGACACAGCGACGGCAGTTGAAATTGCCACAACTCAAGAGCCTATAGCCACAGCCGTTGTAGACGCTGGGATAAAAATTCAATCAGCACAAGACGCTATTGATTCAGCTACTGTAGCTTTAAGCATAGCTAATGAAAATAAAAATATTGTAGATTCTCAGACATCAACAGTATCTCAATCACAAATAGAATTAGATAATGCTATTGAAAATTTAGATAGCAGCACTGCAATTCTGCAATCAGCTCAAGATGCTTTATCTGCATCACCACTAGTAACGCAAGACGTTACTAGTCCAGGTTTAATAGCAACAGTTTATCATTCAGGTAATGGAGGATCACCATCAATCAATAATCTACCAAATCCAGTTGAAATAATAACAATACCTCAAATTACCTATAATTGGGGTGGAGGAGTAATACTTAACTCTGGGTATTCAGACCATGTAATTGTAAAAATTGAAGGTCAAATAACTCTTCCATCAGATGCAACTATAGTTAAGTATGCAGTATATTCTGATGATGGATCAAGACTTTATATTGATGGCAATTTAGTTATAAATAACTGGAGAGATCAAGGACCTACATGGAGTCCATATAGCCAGTCATTTAGTATAACCCCTGGAACCACACAAAATTTAACTCTTTGGTATTATGAAAATGGTGGTGGAGCAGTACTTACTTTAGGATACATGATTAATGATCAATATTTTACTTCTCCTACATCTGTTAATTTTAGTCATGTAACTTCTAGTGCGTCAATTCAAGATCCCGCCTTAATTCAAGCGGTTGTAAATGCACAACAAATTCTTGTTAATTCACAAAATAATCTTTCATCTGCTCAGCAAAATTTATCTGCTGCACAAAGCGATCTCATGGTTGCTCAAAACAATTTTAATGTATCATTGCAAGCTGCAAATTCACTTGCAGATACTGCAACTGTAGCAGTTCAAACAGCAGTTACAGCTATGGATAATGCTGTACAGGTTACAAATGATTATTATGCTCAACAAGCAGCTTTAAAAGCAGAAGCAGATGCATTAGCAGCAAAACAAGCTGCTGAAGCTGCAAGAATATCTGCAGCAAAAGCATTGGCTGATCAGCAAGAAGCAGAAGCTGCAAAGGCTAAAGCAGAAGCAGATGCATTAGCAGCAAAACAAGCTGCTGAAGCAAAAGCTGCACAAGATGCATTAGCAGCAAAAGCTAAAGCAGATCAAGATGCAGCAAATGCAAAAGCCGAAGCAGATAAAAAAGCTGCAGAACAAGCAGCATCAGATAAGGCTGCAGCGGATGCTAAATCTGCTGCTGACAAAGCTGCTCAAGATGCAGCAAATGCAAAGGCTGCTCAAGATGCAGCAAATGCAAAAGCCGAAGCAGATAAAGCTGCAGCGGATGCAGCAAGACAGGCAGAATTAGATAAAGCTAAAAAAGATGCTATTGGAGTATTACCTAATAGCCCAGATCAACTCTCAGATACAGTTATAAAAGAAGCACCTGCTGAAGTTTTAGTTCCACATATTCAAGAAGATAAATCGGGAGTAGAAAATGGCGGTATTGAATTCTTTGGTATTAAGAGTGCACCTCAAGTTGTTGGAGAAGATGGAAAGCTTACACCTCCAGCCCCAGCACCTGGCTCTGGTTTACCAATTCCAGCAGATGCTATTACGACTAAAGATACTTTTATCGGTCAACCAGGAGGAACTACTTTTAATGCTCCAGATATTGCTGTTCCTGTTATAGAAACGCCTGTTACTGGAGCCATCGCTGCAGTACCTGGAGTTCAGGCGTTAAATCATGCATTCGTTGCTATGGCTAATATCGGAAACGATATGTCACCTGTAACGAGAAAAAAAGCTAAAAAAATATTGGTATTAACCATAGCGGTTGCTGCCATTAGGAGGAGGTTTTCATAATGAAACAATTCTTTAAAGACATTTCCGCAGATTTTTTTAGTGAAATTTGGACATTCGTTGGATTATTTTCAGCGTGGCTAGTTCTCACGGGATCTGCAAAAACTGTCATTGGGAAAGTCACCTTATTATCTTTTGTCATTTGGATCGCAACCTTAAGACTAAGAAATCCAAAAGATAAGGAGGATTAAATGGCTAAAACACAAGTAACAGAAGAGCCTACACAAGTAGGCAGTGGTGCTATTGCAAGCATAAACAACATATTCATGAGAATAGTTGCTGTATTTGCAGCGTCTGGACTAAGCGTAATTGGAGCTGGTGCGGTTGTTGGTATAAGCACTGTAAAGGCTGTAATATTGGCTGGAACACTTGGAGTTGCTACAGTAGTTGAAAGACTTGCTCGTGGATTCCTTGATGATGGCAAACTTACTATTGATGAAATCAATGGTGCATTTTCTGCAGTAGATAAAAAAGCTAATTAATTATACAATTAAAAATAGGGGCTATGAAAATAGTCCCTATTTTTTATGCCAACGCTTTATATGAGTTCTAAACGAAATACCAATTATAACAAGCATGCTGAAATACATAAGCAAACATTTTATCATATACCCTCCTCATCTCTAAGGATTCTAATATCTTCTTGAAGATCCCGCACAATTTCGTGAATATCTTCTACCATCCATTTTGTTTCCTTAGATATTGATAGGTCTTTACGGGCTATTTTCTTCTCTACTTCACCCTCTCTATTTCCTGATGAAAGTAGTAGGGATGACAGTATAATCGCTTCTAATGACACTATAAGGGTCAATAAACCATACGGAAAAGGCTCTATCTTAAAACCAATCCAAACAGCCCACCATATTATATGCAACAAAAGAAACCAAGGTTGTGCAGATTTATCTGCAACCCAGTCTGACGCTTCTTCTGCCCGTATCTTTAAATGATTAAATACATGATAGGCTTTTAATCTTTTTTTAATGGTAAATCCTCCGTTGTAGCATTGCTACAAAACAATTATACCATTATATTAATATTAAATTAGTTTTTGATTTTCTGCTTGAACAAGCATGTATTGATTAAAATGTTCCATAAAGTTATTAATAACAAAAATTGTATCATCTACAGCATTTTTACCTGCTTCAATCATTTCATCTTCATTAAATCTATCGTTGATTGCCCAGTTTTCTAAAAGGTCTCTTGCAACATCTGTTGCAATTTTTTCTAACTGATCCATTGATAGTGGGATGCTTGCCATTATTTTTCCTTAATCTTTCTGTTGTAGTTTCCTAGCGGATTTATATGAAACATATTTTTTATTCTGCTTGCTCTTGCTTCTGTTATCCATTTGTTAATGTTAAATAAGTATACTGAAATATAAACTGTTGATCCAAATATAAATCCCCATTGCTTTGTTATGATACTATACCATACCCAAGCACACTCTGTCACTATGCCTACTGCATACCCCCGCCAATTTTTGCGACCAGTTAAATAAATTCCAATCACACCTATTGCAGATAATGCCCAAGACCATATAGGACTCATTTAATTTTTTTCCCCCATTTTGCCCATGCTCTTTCATGGCCAAAAAACAATGCTGCTTCCCAAATAATTTCTGCAGAAGCAATCGTTGCTGCTATTCTAAAACTTTTTGTTATTACAAATGCTACAGAAGTAGCCATAACTATATGTGATGCGTACCATGTTAATGTTTTAAATAAACTTCTTTTACTTGATTCCATATTACCTCCATTATACCAAAAGGGGTGGATATTTGTCCACCCCTCCCGATTGTATTTAATTACTTAACTGTGGGAAGTTTGTACTTCTTAGCTAATGCATTATACTTCTTTGCAAGTGCATTGTACTTTGCATTTGAGGCTGATTGAGCCTTTGTCAAAGCATCAATTTGAGCTTGAAGAGAAGTTTGCTGTGTTAGCAATGTTGCTTGAAGTGAAGCAATTTGTGCTGTCAAAATATCAATAGCGGATACAATTTTAGGATCAGATGCCTGATTTACTGTAACTACTGCTGAAATTGTTGAACCAGCAAGCCCTGCTGAGAGTGCACCAGAAGCAGTACCTGAAGTACCAACCAATGTCCACTTTGCAGTATACTTACCAGCAACAAATGGCATGTATGCTACTGATGTAGCAACTCCGTTTACTGTTGTAATTGTGTCTCCATTATTAAATGGTGACAAACCACTTGCAGAATACTCTGTTGAAGCAATAACTTGACGACCAGCAACATCTTCATATATGCCGTCAGCAATTGGATAACCGTTTGCATCCTTGGCAGTTAATGTAAATGTAACCTTATCTCCTGGATTAGCAGAATCAGGACCAGTGATGGTTAATGATGATGCTACACCCGATGAAAATGTTGTTGTTGCTTGTGCTGAAAGAGTTGTTCCTGTTGATGAATGTGTAAATGTATATGTAATTGGTCCAAACTTTGTTGAATCTGCACCTGTTGCACCCAATAGAAATGCTCCTGATGTTGAATCGTATATTCCAGTTGTAGGTGCTGTAGCAACAAGGCTACCCGCTACTGGGGTTGCTGTAACAGTTCCACCAGTAATTACATTTCCACCTGCATCCTTTACAACAACTGCAAATGCACCAGAATTAGCAGAACCAGCAAGAACATAGTTCTTTTTTGTGACTGCAGAAATTGATGCTGCTGTTGTTGATGAAAATGTTAGTGTTTTAGTTGCAAGAACTGTTCCGTCTGTAAGACGTAAAACAACTGTTGAAATTCCAGCCTGTCCATTTGCAAATACACCAAAATATGTTGTTGATCCCTTTACACTTACAGAATATGTAGGTGAACCTGCAGCAGCAAAAGTGCTACCGACTGTGGTTGAATCAGCAGTTCCATTGATTACTCCTGGACCTGAAACAATTGTTGCTGTAACTGTATCTGAATAAGCAGCACCGTTGCCATCTTGTAAAGATACCTTGATTGTTGCAGCAGAATTAGCTGCATCATAAGTTGAAGTTTTTAGAACTGTAGCATCTGCAGTTGCAGTGCTTGTTTCTCCATCTGCAATATATACAGATGAATTAGCAGCAGAGAATACTCCACTTGCTTGTGCTGCACGAACTGTAATTGTTACTGTTTGTGCTGATGCATTAGATACTACGCCACCTGTACGAGTACGGTATGTGACTGTAACAGTACCAACTGTTGGTGTCATTACCTGAAAACGGCTTGCAGATCCTGCAGTAAAAATTGTACGAGCGGAATCAAAGACTGTACCTGTGTCAATTGTTCCAAAAGTGCTTGTTGTTGTAACTACATAATCAGAAGCTACCGCTCCTGTTGTACGCAATGTTACAGAGTTTGCTGGACCAGCAACGCCGTATCCAACTGATGTATCAGATCCTACAACACCATCGCCTGCAACGAACTCAAGTACTGAGTTAGCAGCTTGTGACGGGAGTGCAGAAAGAACACCGATTCCTAGAGCAGTAACAGAAACGATAGCAAGTCGCTTCAATCCGCTCATCTTATTGAACTTGTTCATTATTCTCCTATAGTTTGTTTGTTTATCCCTGATCAGGACTATACTTTGCATCTTTACAAAGTAATTCTATTTGTTTGATTTTGTTTTTTGTTGTTTAACTATCTGAAATGGTCCAGAAGTATAAATATCATTATCAGAAGCAATCTCTAAAGCTTTTTCAACGCTAGCCCCTGCTTCTAACGCACCTATAGCGTATTTGGCTCCATTGCCCACACCATAAATGCCCTTACCATTTAATAATACACTAAAGTCATCGCCTATGTCAAATATCTCTCCATCAAAAGCTACTAGTATACTAAAACCAGAATCTTTATCATCTGTTGCTGGTTTCCAACCATTTTCATCAAGACATTCTCGCATAGCTGGAACAAACTTAACAATCATAAATTTGTATAGATCTTTTCTTTCAGTTGCTGTGGGAACTGGGGGAGTAAACATGTGTTGCAATATGTCACATGGAGTACTGTCCCCACTTCCCGCAATTAAATAACCATTGTTTTTGGTAATTTTTTCCATTCTGACATGATTGTTTGGTCTATCTCCATCGGTAACTTGAGAGTCAGCACCCATAGTTACATTACCGTTTTTGCATACGCCTACAATTGTTGTCATTATTTACCCTTAAGTTAGTTATCTGATGTATCTGCTGTGTCTGATTTAGTTACATACTTATTGTATGCATTAACCCAGTTTGTTGAAATTGCCTTTTGAGCATCAGCTAGTTTAAGTGTCCCTGCACAAATTAAACGCTTAAGTGCTGTCTCTACGACATCTTTCTTTCTAGCATTATTTCCAGCATAGGGCTCTGGCCAAAGATTCTTTGGATCAGTAGGGCTTCCACCAAGTTGAAGAGAAATCAAATGATCTTCTTCATAATTTACTGCTGGTGCACCAAATGTTGCAACCAAAGACTTATAATCTCCAGCCATTTGTTTTGCCTTTAACTTATTTGTGTATGAAACTGGTGGTCGTACTGTACCAGTCCAATTTGCTTTACAAACATTATCCTTAATATTTGCCTGTGTAACATTTGGATTAAGTGCTCCTGGTGTTACTGATGAATTTGGCAAAACCCAATCTGGGGTTACTGTCTTTGTTGATGCTGAAGCTCCCGCTGCTGTAATTGCAAGAAAGAAGCCTATTGTAAATGCTATTGTTTTACGCTGCATTATCTTTTCCTAACTCTAGTAGTATTGCTTGTGCTGTTTTTCCATTTACTTTTTTATTAATTATTCCTTTGTTCATTTCAAAAACTTGGGGAATAGTTTGTATACCATATGTAGTAAGATGAATTGGATCAACTTTATCTACATCTACAACATAATATGGAGTATCATTATCCAATACTGAAGCTTTTGCAAACTGTGGTTTTAACTGCTTGCATGGCATACACCATTCTGCAGTAAATGCCACAACAGCATTATCCTGATTAATAATTTCTTCCATATCATTTGTTACTTTTAACATTTAAATTCCTCTTTCTAAGCGATTAGTTCCTCAGCAGAAATAGGCCTGCCGATATATCTACGCTTAACAATGTAGTCTCTTACAGAATCAGCACCATTTTGTCTACCGCCCAAAATAACAACCCATCTAGGCTCGAGTTTCTCATCTAAGCAGGATTGACACATAAAAAGTGTTACTCCATTAATTATAGCTGATTTCTTTGGCTGAAGCTCGTTTTTTTGTTTTCCACAACTAAAACACTGCATTATAAATTTTCTTCCGTTTCTTCAATATGTCCGATTCCAATTTCATCAACGATGATAAATTCATCATTTGGGATGTCAATAATATAACCAACACCGTTCTCAAAGTATTGCACTGTTGACATATACACACCTTCTTTTATAATGAATCCATTAATGTCTTCATCAGGTATGTAAACATAAGTGATTACTTTTTGATCATTGTTTTCTTCTGAGTGCTCTTGCTTGCTCATGAGTATACTTCATCCCCTCTATTTCACATGGTGTTCCGTAAGACTGAATTAATTGCCTAATCATCAACAAATATTCCATGACTTGCATTCGTTGACTTTCGTTGTACTCCATGATATTACTTTCATACACAGTTAATGCAAGATAATTTGGTCTTGCCCTAACATCTAATATAAGATTTTTGACTGGTGGTTTAACCTGTCTAATCTTTTTTGCCATTTCAGTCGTGTATGATATTTTTTCCATGAAGTTTCTTTAACTGTTTCCAGATCTCTTGTTCTTTGTGTGAATTATGTTGTTTATCTGGTCTTCCCAAATCCATAAATATCCCACCCCAAACACCTTTTTCTTTGTTATCAACACCTTGTTGATGACAAATTTTAATAACAGGACAATGCAAGCATACTTGATCAACTTGCTTAGCTAATTCTTTATCTGCTTCGTAATCGTCATAAAACCAATTAATAGACATGTTCCGACAAGCAGAAAGATGATACCACTTAGCATCTTCATCATCAATGCCTAAAAAACTAAATAAGTTTTGCATATTTATCGCTGATTTCCCATATGCCAGAGGAGTTTACATTATATCTTTGGGCATAACCCCATTGATTATTTCGGAACATGCCATTTTTTTGCATGTAACCATTATGTCCTGGAGTCCATTTCATAATAGTATATCCATTCCAATAAAATCCAACGTGCTTATTTTTTTCTACAAATTTGTGTGCTTGCTCGTAATTCAATGCAATTTTAGGCATTAAAGGCTACTTTCTTTTCCAAATAGTGAACGCCAGTTAATAAAGTAATATTTACTTCCCAAGGCATCTGTTACCTCAGTAGCGTTATTTTCATTATATATTACTAGATCATTTATTTCAATAGGAATTTCATGTTTATTTCCTACATTGTCATGATCTCCTGGTCCTACCGCTACAACCCGCCCACGCTTAAGCTCAGACTCTAATGTTGCTGCAGATAAAACAAGTCCAGAAGTTGTTGTACGCTCTTTTTGTTCAATTTCTTCAATAAGAATCAAGCTTCCAAGTGGCTCGATATTAGTCATTTGTTTCCTTTGTTAGTAGGTTTATATATTGTAGCATTTTGTTGTACTATAAGTCAAGTGTATTTTAGCTATTCTTTAATAAATCTGAACGGGATTCCATAAGCTTCTAGAAGCTTAATGCAGGACTTATTTCTTTCAGATATACCAAAAACCAATGCAAAATCTGGTATTGATTCTATAAGGGTTACATCACTATATGAAGATGTATCTCTAACTAGTTCTTCTTTTATCTTAAATCCTTTTTGACGTAGGTATTTTTCTGTTTTACCTATATATTCTGTAATCATATTTTCAGCACCCCGCAGGCCAGTATGTACAAAAACATACTCTTTATCTTCTGGATAAAAATGCTTTCTATCGTCCAGCAAAACAGTTACCTGTCTGATCAATTCATTATAATCTGTATAATCTTTTGCACCAAAAACTAATACTCTCATTACTTCCTTTCTTAAATACATAAAGACGGTTTCCCGTCTTTATGTACATATATACGTATATATAATTTATTACTTGATTAGAGGAGAAAATGCTCCGCCCCAAAGGGACTTCTTCATTTCTGCCTTTTCATCAGCAGGAGTTTCCTTTGCAGCTTCTGCTGCAGTTTCTTTCTCATCTACTGCTTTACCCATGCATTCGCATAGACTCATAGCTTTACCGCAATCGGCGCATGATTCAGACTTTGTAATTTCATCTGCATCTTTTGGCTCATCAGCCTTAGCAACTGGAAGTGCTTGACCACATGATTCGCACTTACCTGCATCTGCTTTCTCAACGACTTTCTCAGGTTGATTCATTTCTGATTCCTTTGAAGGTGCAATTGCTGAAGTCGCTGAGCTAGGGATTGTTGCCTCGTTAGGAACAACTGCTTCGCTATTTGGTGCATCTGAAACTGAAGTAGCACCGTCAACTGGACGGGTCTCTTGAGAAATTAGATGTTCTCCACCTGCTGTTGGGAATGACTTTGTTACTGCAATGTCACCCTTTGGATCTGGTTCTGTTGTATTTGACACTATTTGATTACCTCCCATCTGGTTATTTGTATTAGTATTAGAGTTTCCTCTTACATAATTTTCTACGGATCTTTCATCCCGCTCTTCGTTAGCTGATGAAGAAGTACCGATTGCTTTAATCATGTCTAATACTTCATCAAAAAACTTTTTAACTTTCCAATCTTCTGGAAGTGCATCTGTTGCTTTCAAAGCTTTTGCTCTACGAATTATGTGAGACTTTGCTTCTGCTGCATTCTTAGCACGACCTACTGATTGAATTGCATTGTGTAAATCATTTACATTTTCAATAGGAAAAGAACCATCAGGTAGGGCATGACCCTTTTCTGCTAATTCTTTACGCTTTTCATCTGAAAATTCTTTTTTTTCTAGTTCCATTATGCGTGTGACCCCGTTTCTGTAGAAGCAATTGGTCCACCTGCATACTGAGGAGTTGTCATTGAGACATCCTTACCAGTAAAAGGTGATCCTACTCCCATATGAGAAGGGTTGTTTACGCCTAGATTAGAGACAGAAGGAGTTGTTATGCTTGCTTCTGGTCCTGCTTGCTCCGTTACTGGAGTTGTTGATGCAGGTTGTTCTGTTCCAGAGCCTGCTACTTGCTGATTATTATCCATAAATTAATCACCGCCTTGTTAGTTAATTATACCTTAAAAATCTTCGTCTTCGGAATTGTCGAGATCAAAGCCTGCTTGCATGAGTGCTATTTTGCCCTCTTCAGATATTGCTATCTTAGCATTTAGGTTTTCATCGTATGAAACTTCTATCAGATCTTTTTGATACAAATCAATTAAAATATTGTCCATATCTTCAATTAAAACCTGATGTAATTCAGGCATAACTTCTTCAAGAAGTTCCATATCAAATCTATAAATTGGCTCACCTTCATCATCAACGCCGTCTAAAATAGCAGCACCTTCTGAAACAAGGTAGTCCATTATCTCTTTATGATCTTCATTTGATGGATCATATTGCATTTTATAGTTTATGCCTTGTAATCTGGACGACCAAAGCCTACAACAACTGCCCACTTACCCTTTTTATTCCCGACCTTATAGCCACGAATATTTGAGGCAACTTCTCCGCCATTATCAGGGCTACCTTTAGCCTTTGTGTCTGGTGTAGTGTTTCCTTCAACTGTTGTAATTGTGCCATCGCCATTATCCTTAACAACAACACCTACATGTTGAATAAGGTCTGTTGGCTTTGCCTCTGCTGCAAAGTGAAAGAAAATCAAATCTCCTGGTTGTGGGGTTGCTTTTGCTGCATCTGTCCACTTGCCAGCTTTCTTAAAAGCTTCCGCACCTGCTGGGGTGTAGACAACATCTGGAATTTTTACTCCAGCTTGATTGGCACACCACATCATGAAAGAACCGCACCAAGCTTGAAAATCATGCTTTGTGAACTTTCCGAAATCTGTTTCATTATCTTTTGGACCTTCTACTACGCCAACTTGTGACTTAGCAACTTCCAAAAATCTTGCTGCTGTTCCTGGTTGTGCAGTTGTTACTGCTGGAACTGGTTTTGCTTGACCCATTTTTTCTCCTTAAATTTATACAAGTACTTCCTCTAAGCTTATTATACCTTATTACATCAAAAATGGATATGTGTTCTTAATTCCATCTTTAGCTCTTGGCAAAGACAACATGTTATTAGTTTGAGTCTGAAAGTCTCCTGAAAACCTAGATGCCCAAAGTGATGCAGCGTAAGGGGTTGCTATAGAAGTGCCCATCACTGCCTCTGTTGTGCCATTTGGCAAAATAACATTAACTCTTCCTACTGACATTAAATCAACACCATAACCTAGGTTAGAAAAATAATATGCTTGTGCTTGAGTTGTAGATGCACCTACTCCAACTACATCTGTAACACAAGCGGGAAATCCAGGAAAATCAACAGAAGCATCATTTCCAACACCCACTAGAACTGGAACATTAGATAATTTAAGCGATTGCACTGAATTTGAAAATACAGTATCTGTGGGACATATCCCTTTTGCAAAATTATGTCGTTCTTGTGATATTGAAACTGCAGAAATGTTATATTTCTTTGAGTTTTGAGATAGCCATTGAATGGCATTATCCAAAGAACCGCCGTCTGTATGCATATATGGAGCGTAATTTTTTGTTGCTTTTGTAAAATCTGAAATTCTAACAAACACAATATTAATGTTTTTATTTGCAAGAATAGCTGTTTCTGCAACTTGTAAGCCATGATCCATGCCATTTATTGTCCAACCTATAGGATCGACATTTGCAGATCCTTTGCCTTCCATAAATTTTTGACCATTTGGGCAACTTGAATTATATGTAAAACAAGCCTCATAAGATACTTGTGAAATTAAAGATGAATCAATTGCAGTGTCAATAATAGCAATTGTTGGTGTTGCTCCATGAGCTTGAATTGGAATAACTGATAGTAGTGCCACTGCTAGTACTGTTAATTTTTTCATTTTATTCTTTCTGTTAGTAGTTGTTTTTTTCAGTCCCCATGACACGATTCGAACGTGCGTCCAACGGGTAGAAGCCGTATGCTCATCCTCTGAGCTACATGGGGCTAGTGTCCCCAGCTGGGCTCGAACCAGCGACCCGCAGATTAAAAGTCTGCTGCTCTACCAACTGAGCTATAGGAACATACAAAAAAAGTCCCGTAGGACCTTTAAGGTAATATTTTATTTTCTTATAGTTACATTATAGTAGTTTTAATGGTTGCTGTCAATTGCCATTGCCAAAATGCATGCTTATCTTGACGATCTGCAAGGAAATTAGCTATACCATTTTCTTTTGCAGTAGTTGCAATATCAAAACCTTGCTTTAACTTATCAATTATTTGTAAGTTTGTTTTACTTAACTCAGCAAACATTTGTTGAGATGTTAAATCAAGAGAATCATTAACTCTTAATGCACTATTTTGTTGTAGTTGTTCCAGGCCAAATGGGGCCTTGACCTTAATTTTTCTTAGATTTTCTGCATATGCATCAATTGAATCAAATACATCTTCATAAATCTCTAGCAGGAAAGCGTGATCTTGTTTAAATTCTCGTCCCTCTATATTCCAATGATACCCATGAGATTGTGCATAAATCTTCATTGCCATTGATTGTAACTCTTTTAATATTGCTGCTAATTCATTCATCTTATAAGTCCCTTATTAATTTTTCATCTGGTGTATCTGGATCATTTTCCACATACAACGCTTTAATTGTTTTTTTATCTTCAACTGTTTGACTCCATTCAGCAAATCCAATTATAAATATAATTGAAGGCACTAAAAAATCTACGGCAGAAGCTGGCAAATATTTGTGAAGCCAAATTATTAATGCTGAAATATAACCAGACAATCTTGCTGGATATCTTTTAGTATATTTAAATAAATTTTTCCACATATATTTAATTATACATTACTTGGAGATCTTGGCGTAACCAGTCTTTTTCTTATTCATAGAGCCAGGCTTTTTATATCCCGCACCTTTTGGCATTTTTGCAATACGAATAGCCAATGCTGCTTCTACTTTTTTTTGTTTTTGTGTCATTTAAGCTCCTTATTAGATGAGCAGTTTATACAAGTCATGCTCAGGACTTATCCCAATCACGATGGAATGGGAGCTGTGTTATTATTATACCTTATTTGATCTTAATTTGTCTAGGCTTAGCTTCGTCTGGAATTTCCCGTTCAATTTTAACGGTTAACAATCCATTCTCAAATGATGCAGATTTAACAATCATATATTCGCCTAACGTAAATGTTTGAGTGAAATTACGTTTAGCAATACCTTTATGCAGGTAATCCGCTTTATCTTCATTTTCACGTTCACTCTTGATAATCAATGTATCTTTATCTACTGTTACATTAATATCTTCTTTTTCATATCCCGCTACTGCTAATTCAATAATATAATTATCTTGATCAGATTTAATTACATTATATGGTGGGAATGCAGATGTTACTTTCTTATTTGTTTCCCATCTTACAAATTGATCATTAAATCCTAGAAAAAACGGATCATTAAAAATAGTTTCAATTTGTGCAAATGGATTTGTTTTATATGTTAGGTTTGTCATACTTAGCTCCTTTTCAGCAAGTTAGTTAAATTCAGTACCCATAAGGCATACTGTGTATAAATTATAGCATAAAAAATCCCGCCATGTCAAAGACTTAGCGGGATTATTTAATTTATTTTAGACAGCGTATACAAACCATTTTTCATAATCTTGTGCAGCAGCTAACGTCCATGTTACTCCATCAGTTGAATAAGCAATATGATTGCTTTGATTAGTCTGATGTCCTCCAGAAACAACAAATTTATTATTTGCATATACTATAGAATTCCATTGATCGCTAACAGGCAAATCAGTTGTTAAAGTCCAATTTACCCCATCTGTGGAATAAGCTGTTTTTTTGTTACACGCAGTGGGATTGCCTCCGTTTGTCGCAACAAATTTACCATTTCCATACGATAAAGAGTTCCAATAAGATTCATTAACAACCATAGAAAGACTATTTATATCTGATCCCGAGTATATTCCATAATTATTTGCTATTACATAAACTCCATTGTTATATTCAACGGAAGAAATTGATCTATTAAATGAAGATGCTGACCAATTTATTCCATCTGTTGAATAACATAAATAACTATCACCTGATGAATTCCACATTGATGTTATAAACATATTATTTTTAAAATAAATATTATTTCCATCTGTTGATCTATAGCCAGAAGGCATCGTTGCATTATTCCAATTAATTCCATCTGTCGAATACATTGGAAGAAGATTATCAAAATCTACTCCAACAGCTTTACCGTTTCCATACACCGCATTACTTACTTGGTTAGATACTTCAGTATTTGTAAAATCAGAAAAATTTGTAGTCAAATATGCAATGTTTTTACTAATATTATTGTCACGTGCATAAATTAATACTTGATTGCCAATTTTTATAGGGTTTGCCCATCGCTTTGAACCTAAACCATTTATTTTATTCCAATTAATTCCATCTGTCGAATATTCTGGAGCAGTTGGCGTAAAACCTTGTGCTTTGGCAAAAATAAAAAATGTTTTACTAGATGAGGAAGAACTTACTAACTTAATATTTCCTGATCCGCTAAATGTTCCTAATCCTGAAAATTTATTTCCTACAGACATTTATAATACCTCCATCATTTTATCAACAGCTGATGAATCAAGACCTAGAGTCCTAGCTAGTTCTGGACCTTTAGATTGAACTATTTCTTGTTTTTGCTCTTTTGTTGTTGCAGCATCAAACAATACTCTAACTTTTTGAATAGCAATATTTTGTTCAGTTGTCCAACGTGTTATGCCAGAAACATCACGAGAAACAGGGGCTAATGGGGCTGATATGTCATCTTCTGATGCCAAAAATAAATCAGCCCAATTTTTTGCTTCATCTGCATTTGCCCAAGCATCACCATTTGGCCAATGTGGTTGGTAAAGGTGGGGAATTGTAGATCCTTCAGCAAAACATCTAATTGCATTATTTGAATCTATCTCATATCTATGTGTCATAAATTACTCCTTTAAACTTTATTTTAAATATATAACTATTTTACCATAAATATATTAATATTATGAATTACTTTTACCTTTAGGACTTGAAGAATTTCCATATCCTACTGATGGTTTTCCATCATTTTGTGGAGGTGTGTTATATGTTGACATCCAAGAATACTGTACTTTTTCATTACCAAAAACTGGAGCAAATGATCCACCCCAATTATGAAGTGCACCTATCCCATCTTGATTATCTTGTTGTGTTTGATCTGATTTTATTATGGGTTCATTTACTGCAATTGCATTCATAGCTTCTTCTGCATGTTCTTTAGTTGTATAGCAACCTATTACTTGTCCCGTTCCCGCTTTTGTAACAGCATACCCACCTAAGCAATCTGGGACATTATATTCAAGTTTAAACCCTACGCCACCATCAATTCGGCCTGCTCCAGCGGATTCTTTTTCAATCTTACTTTCTTTATTTACAATAGCACGTGACCATGCATATCCCGCATCTCCACCCCATGCATTCCACATAATTTTACCATGAGATGGTTTATCCCAATCTTTACCTTGTTTATCAACTTCATGGCGTGAAAAAAAAGAATACATTCTTTTAACTGTATCAAGAGACATTGATCTTCCAGCAATTATATCGCTTGCTCTGCCCCAGCCAACAGGTGTTCCTGCTCCAGTAGCCAATCCTGCATCTTTCCATTTTAATGCACGTCGAGCTGCTGCTTTCATACCTGCATTTGGTTGATACCCACCATCAGCTTTTTTGACGGGAATACAGTTAGGAACCGTCTTCCCATTTTGATCTTTAGTGCCTGCATATTCATATCCGTCCCAGCATGGGCCCTGTCCTTTTTCAATACATGACATACATTTTTCAGTATCAGAAACATAATGGTGATCATTTCCTAAATCATCACATCCGCAAGTCATACATTTTTTAGTTGCTTCTGGAACATTAGCGTATAAAGCACCTAACTGTGCTTCTGCTTTATCCTTTGTTGGATGAGTTCCAACAACACGACCAGTCGCTGTTACAACAACTTCGTATTTATTACCTTCTTGCTTAATATTGTATGGCATTGTACTCTTATTATATACTTATTTTATATTATAGCGGAAAAAGTAGGATTCGAACCTACGGTACTTTCGTACGACAAGTTAGCAACCTGTTGCAATAGACCACTCTGCCATTTTTCCTTGGAGCCTCCAGTCAGGATTGAACTGACGACCTTCCGCTTACAAGGCGGATGCTCTACCACTGAGCTAAAGAGGCAATTATAAAGAGCGGGTGACTGGAATCGAACCAGCACATTCAACTTGGAAGGATGACGCACTACCACTATGCAACACCCGCAGGGACTATAGATGGTGAGCGAGTTGCCCAGTTAGTATTTTATATGTAACTATAACATCCTAAGTAAGTGCCATCTATAGCCTTGTGCCCCTCGTTGAATTCGAATCAACGCTGTATGGATTTTAAGTCCACTGCCTCTACCGCTGGGCTAGAGGGGCTAAAAAGCAGTTTTTAATCATGCTTAGGATTACCAATTATAGCAAAGCAATAATTACTAGAATAGCACCAATCAAGGAAATCTCCTTGTTAAATGCAATCTGTTCATTCATTTTAGCTTGAGGATCTTTTTCTTTCCAATACGGATGGAAAATTGTTGCAGTAAGCAACAAAAATGCTGCAAGTGCCCAAAGTAATGCAACAGTTGCAACCTTAAAAATAATTAATACTGGGGCTACAATTAGTAAAACTCCAGATAAAATTACTCCAAGCTTTGCAAGTGGAATCTTCTTATACTTTGCATATCCTGTCATTGCTTCAAGATTCTTAAAATGTGAAATTCCTGAAGTTACAAATAGGTAAGCAAAAAGAACTTTACCGATAACGAGTAGTGTACTCAATTTATTCTCCTTGTTTAGTTGAACGTATATTTATACGTTGCGATCCGTATCGGACTTGAACCGACGACCTTTGCCGTGACAGGGCAACGCTCTAACCAACTGAGCTAACGGACCTTGGTGGAACAAGTAGGACTTGAACCTACGACGACCCGATTATGAGTCGGGGGCTCTGACCAACTGAGCTATTGTTCCGTAGGGGTATTTGGATTTGAACCAAAAGTCGTTTGCGTATAAGACAAATGCTTTAACCAGATTAAGCTATACCCCCGCATTTTAAGCGTGAGCATCACCTATTAGTTTATTCTCTATTAATTTATCTCGTTCATCAATTACTTCATAGGCAAACTTAATAAGTCCCGCCTCGTTCTTTGCATAATGATGACCGCAAAACATTAAATCTCCATTAACGCCTTTAACCAAAACAAGTGCTTCTGCAGAACATGCATCACACCTATCAATTGGACTAAGTATGTATTCTTTTTTAATTTCTTCTGCTACGGTTTCTTCAGCCATCATATTCATATTATACTCTTTCTGATAGGTTAACGGTAATTTGCTGGTCCTGCAGGTCTCGATCCTGCGACATTCGCATTAACAGTGCGACGCTCTGCCAACTGAGCTAAGGACCATTGTTGCTTATCTTACTCTTTATCCTTGTACTTGTCAATAATGCCAAACAAGTCCTCTGGATTTTCGATCATTCTACGTTGTGCTTCATATTTACCAAGCTGTACAATTTCTTCTGCAATTGTATGCATCATATCAACAAGACCTTGAGCATAACGTTTATCTCTTGGATTTGCAGCCTTAACTTCTTTTGTCATATTTGCAACTGATTGTGCAAAGTATTCGCATAACTGTGTTAGCGATACATAAATATCTTCTTCATCTTCAATAGTTTTCATTGTGCCATTTGCTAGCATTATTACCCTTTGTTTGTTGTTGTAGGTGTCAGTTTACTATAGAACTCTCATGCTGTCAACCCTAAATTCTTCTACATCTGGGTCATCATCTATTCCTAGGTAATCCCGCAAATTTGCAGGCATCTCAGGCTTATCTGGCATCTTAATGGTTTTATTTCTTGCTAATCTAGCATCCGATTCATCTTTAATTTGTTGTAATTCATCAGCAAATACCCCAGAATAACTATAGATTTCTACTTCTTTATTCATATCTGGTGGTGTAAGTGCTACTGCATTATAAATTGCCCCGCAAACGGCGTCAGATAGGTCTTTAGAACCTTTTCTTGGGTGATCTACCTTATCCTTTACAATTCTAAGTTGGAGTAACTCATCTATTAAAAGTTGAATTTTAGGACCATCAATACGTTCTTCAGTTATACATAAAGACATATCTTCATAATGTTTTTTAGCTACAGATAATGTTTCACAATTAATTCCATGTGCTTTTAATTGTTGCATCATATCGTGTGAATTCCAACGGTCAAATGTGACCATTTTAATATTAAATCCACGCTCTCTTAAACTAATTATGTAATCTTTTACTTCTGTAAAATCAACAGATTTGGATGCGGTGGGAGTCCAATATCTGACAGCATCTACTATAATTCTGGGTGCTGCCTCTTTAAATCTATCCCCAATTTTCATTGTCACCCAATTATGAACATGGCTTAATGCAACAGCACAATGGTCATGTTTTTGTGCAAGGTCAACATGTATGTAATAAAATTTATCTGGATCTGGTTTAAATGAATCTAAAAATCTTCCATATGAATCAACATTTAAATTAGGATTACTAAATGCTTTTTCAATTACTGTACGATTTTTAAAGAAAGCATCTGTAGCATCTGGTGGCATGCATGCAAAACGGGATAATGCATCTGTAGGATCAGTATAAAAGTCAATAGTAAAATCTTCTATTTTTCTTGTTGGGTTAATCTCCCATGTTGGTCTTTTAAGTGCATATACCCTAGGTATCTTATATGAAATAATATGGTCTTCTTCCCATTCCATTTCAAATTCATTTCCTTCAATCCCGTCGGGTAACTCTGGATCTACTTTAAATTTATGATGTCTTAAAACAATTTCTTTTTCCGCTACAACTTCATTATATCTTTGCTGAATATAATCATTTTTAAATCGTGGGAATGAAAGTAAAATTAACTTTCCAAAATCTGGGAAACGTGAATTTACTGATGCACGATACATTTTATAAATAGCTGAAGCTGTTTTAGCCTGTTCGTTTCCAGATGTTGATTCAAGATCAAATCCAGAAATTTCATCAAGAATTACAATAAGTACGTTGTATCCTTCCCAAGACTCTCTTTGGGAGTGTCCTGAGTGAACTGTAACTTCTTTATCAAACTCTACGCTATTTGCCTTAGCAATATATTTTCCTTGAAACCAAGGAGATTTTTCAATACGCTGATTAAATCCTTTAAAGAAAACTCTGTTAGCTTGTACAGCGTTAATAGCAATATTAATAATATCAATAGCATCGCCTGGTGGTTTACCAAAATATCTTGCTGGATCTTTTAAGCATAATAATAAATAAACTACATATGCACAAGCAATTGTAGATGTATAGTCTTTTCCTGAACCTTTTCCAAGTTGAAGTATAACTTCATTACAAGTTTGTTTAAATATCTTTTCGCCTTCAACTTCACCATACACTTTATAGAGTGTTTCTTTTCTATATATTTGTGTTGATGCTCTAAGCATTGTGTACTGGTATTCAGATAATGGTGGTAGACCCAAAAAATCCCTGCTTGTTACAAATTCTTCAAGTGGGACTGGTCTTTCTTCAAACTCATCATTATCAAGTGCATCTAAAAAAGCACTAAAATCAGCCATCTATTACTACTGCCTCTAATTGTCCAGTGACTTCAGATAATCTTTTTGAAACTTCCCACTTGCAATGCTCACATGATGAAGTAACATCCCGTAAAATTCCAACAAGAACATCTTGTTTTCTTTCATTTTCTAAAATTTGATCTGCCATAGAGTTATCTTCTAATACGCCAGCTTTATTTAGCATATCAATTCTTTTGGATTCTATATCAGCAATAAGCTTTAAAACTTGTGCTTTTACATTTGGTGCATCTTGAGCATCAGCTTGATTTAATGTAACCCATGCTTCTTTAATTAAAAGATTATAATGTTCATCAGCACCTGCCAAAGCTTCTTTTGCACGTTCACGAACGGCTTTATTATCTTGAACAAATGTTTTCCATGTTTTTATATGATTATCAACTTGAACTCTTGTAAGCTCTAAGGATCTTGCAATTTGTGCAGGCGTGTTTCCCTTTAACAATTCTTCTATTACTTTGTTCATCTGATCAAATTGACCAGCAATCTCTAATTCTGACATTATCCGTTATCCGTTTTATAAAATCCAGAGCCTTTAAATTTAATTCCTGGTGCATTATATACTCTAGACATGCTATAGCCACAAACGGGACATGCTGGAAGAATTTCTTCCTTGTCAAATCCCCGTGAAACCTCTTCAGATTCATCACAATTTATACATACATAATCATAAGTTGGCATATTTAATTATACCTCTTTATCCTTGTTCTTGTCAATGGCAATTTTAAGTAAGATTAAATAACCAATCATATCGTCAATATCATTGTCTCCTGGATATCCCTGAGCATTAGATATTCTATTTAACTTGTCATCAATTCTAATTTTAAGCTGCTCTACATTGTCTGCTGTGGAAAATATTCTTTTTGGAGATAATGCAGAATCTCCATATGAAATATTTTTGTCAATAAGCATTTCTGCTATTTCCATACATTTTGCAAGAATTCTATGTCCTGAAGGAGCATTAATTGCATGAAAATATAGATCGTCATACTTTGTCATTTATTATCCTTTATCCAATCAGCTAAACTTGTAGTTGGTTGCCAGTTAAATGTTTTTCTAATTTTCCATGTATCTGAAAGAGTTTCTCTTGCCTCACCTGGCCTTGCAGGAATTGGAATAGTTTTATCAGATATCATTGCTGCTATTTCATTAACAGAATAATTTTTACCATTTCCTACATTATATACTTGTCCAAATGCTTCTGTCAAAACGTCTGTGGTTGCTGCTAATATATTTGCATTTACAACATCAGAAACATGGGTAAAATCTCTTTTTTGATTTCCATCTCCAACAATAGTTAATTGTTCGTTATTTTGTGCTTGTCTAATAAATAGACCTACTACTGGAGCATAATGGCCTTTAACTGGATGTCTTTCTCCATAAACATTAAAATATCTAAAAATTACAGTTTTAAGATCAAATAATTCTGTATACATTTTGCACAATTTTTCTCCACTTACCTTTGAAACTGAATATGGATTTAAACAATCATCTGGTTGATTTTCTGTGTTTGGTATTGGATTTCTACCATAAGCAGATGAAGTTGATGAGTACATAACTCTTTTAACTCCCGCTTCCCTAGAGCATTGAAGAACTGTTGCAGTACCTACAGAATTTACACTTACTGCTTCAACTGGGTTTTCAATAGCTGGCTGAATTCTTGATTCTGCTGCTATATGAAATACATAATCAACACCATCATATAAAGGCCTTGTATTATTGTAATCTCTGATGTCTAGTTTATGATTCTCAGCTTTTTCATTCCAGTAAAACTTTTCATTTGCTTGAGAAGATTCATTATCTATTACTACAACTTCGTATCCAAGATATAAAAGCTTATCTACTAGGTTTGACCCTATAAAACCAGCTCCGCCTGTTACTAATGCTCTCATTTTATCTCCTCGTTATATGCATGAATATATTTTTCTTGTCCTGGCTCTCCGCCCCATTTTTCAAAATAATGTTTGTAAACAGCATCCCTTTGTAAATCCCACAAAGCTTGCTCTTTTGGATCTCTAAGTGTATTTGAATATACAGTATGTGTAACACCACCCACTCTTTCAAGTGGAACATAAGTAACTTCTCTATCGCTTAATTCTTTAATTATATAACCATTAGACCTTACTCTTCTGTAATAATCATTATCTAGAAGGTAGCCATTTTGTTGTGTTGGCCAATCTTTGTCTCCCCAAACACCTATTTTTTCAAATGCTTTTGTATTAAATGCACAAAATACATCGTAGTTGGTAAATATTACTCCCCAATTATCTTTGCAAAATTCAGCATATCTGACTAATTCTTCATCTGTATCATCAAGAATCTCTCCATCATTATGCATAAAAGAATAAAAATCAAAAGAATTATCAATTGCATACTGACGCATTATATTTTGTGTTTCAGTAAAAGTCATTCTTCTTTCAGGGTTCCAAACACGAAACTGAGTTTTATCATAAATTGATTCTGAAATGACAGCTTCTGTATTATTAAATATTATGTACTCATCGTATAAATCTGGCTTAACGCTTCTTACAGCTTTTTCCAAAAGATCTAAATTATTTACTACTGGTACAAATATAAACTTTTTCATTTTGTCCATTTTCTAGGCTTTTTAATAAACCCATGTCTTTCTAGTTCTCTTTGTATGGTCATATGAGAACATCTAGCTTCCATAGCCATTTCTCTAATAGTTTTCTTTTCTAGGACGTACCTTTTGTATACCCAGTCTTTGCTATCATACAATTTCATTTACCGCATACCACGCAATTCCCGCAGCATCCGCCACGTTGTCGCTGTCAGTTTCAATGCCCATATTTCTAGCAAAGNCAATTGTCTTTTCTTTTCTTCTTTCCCTGATTTTTCCTTTAATCCACGTTTCGGATTTGGTGGGGAACTCATCTTTAATCGCTTGCTTTTCATTTTTTGTGTAATTTTTATTCCCTATGTAAGACTGCCAAGTAATAGGATGTACTTCTACAACCTGTATATCATCACTTAGTATCTCTCCCATTATAGCACCAAATACATATGCCATCTTCATTCCAGTGTGTATTGACTTAACAGAAATAGCTGCTTCTATAACAACAAAATCAGTATCTAGTTCAGATTTAAAAGCTTTCATTTTTCTTTTAGCATCCAATATTCTTTGATATATATCGGATCCTTCAAATGAGACCTCTCCCCATTTAACCGCTTTTTTACCATCCATAAGGCAAAAAGCTATGCTGTTTGTACTTGCATCTATGCCTAGGACTTTAGTTCCTCTAGGCTTTACTAGGCCTGCCAGTGACATCTCTGATCATCTCCAGAATCTCTAGTTGTTTTTTCTTTTCTTTTATAGCCATACATTTACCGCAAATTTTATCTTCATTATATCTACTCATTATTGTTGTGCATCCAGCTGTTTTACAAACTCTTTTTTTACCTTGAAGTCTTGCTTTACGCTCATAATACTGCTCTTTAAGTTTTAAGTTTGTTGCTGTTCTGCAACATTCATCTGAACAGTATTTTTGATTATGTGTTTTTGGAGTAAAGTCTTTACCACATTCTTTATAGGCACATTTCACTTTGGAATCTCCAAGGCTGGTATAAAGATTTCACCAGTTTCATTTTTCATATCTTTCCAGCATACATTTTTTACTGGGCAATATTTACATGCTGAAGTAGACTTTGTAAATGCTCTTTCTGGCAAAGTACCAGCTTTATATGCAGCATAAACTTTGCGTTCCCAATCAAATACATACTCAATTAATTCAGTATTTCTTTCATTCATATTTACTGGAATGATTAAAAATGATTGGTCATTTTTATTTTCATAATAAAAAAATCCTTGCTCATCCCCACGTATTTTCATATAAGTAAGAAGTTGAACTAAGTGATACGGCAATGGTTTCATCTCTGCTTGACGAATAGCAAACACTTCATCCTTTGCAGATTTTATTTCAACAATTACTTCTTTTCCATTCCATTCGATAAAAGTATCTGCAAATCCTCGAATTGGCGGGTCATCGTAGGTAACTTCTGTTTCATTTGCCTTGAATACTGGTGTTTTAGCCATGATCTTCTGAACCCGATCATGCATATACGTACCATTAGCCATGTTAGCGATACCCATAGCATCAGTGTTATTTTCAAACTCCGCACCAGTAAAAGCAATGAACCAATATCTAGGACAGTTACCGCTACCATAACCAACAGTACTAGGACTAAAAGTTTTCTTTTGGGTAAATTCATCTGGTCTTCTTTCACTTAAATAAGCTTCCTCCATCATATTAGCAAATTTGATTGGGTCAAATCCATCTGGATCTGCAATCTTTTGAAACTTTAAGTTTGCGATTATATCTCTAGCCATTATGCTCCATATCTTGCAGAATACTTAAGAGCATCTACTAGTCTGTTAATTGCTTCTTCAGCAGTGTAATACACGTTCTTCTTCTTACTATTTTCCCCACCTTTTTCAAAAGTGGTGTAATATCTTGACATCATTGCAAACTTAGAGCTTAATGCTTGCATCTTAACAATAAGATCAGGAGCTTTTGTAGATGGAACATCTGGCTTTGCTATTAGTTTAATTATTAAGTCTAACGCATAATCTAAATCTGGGTCATTCATATATGATTTCATATCGTTAAACTCTGAGAGTTCACTTATTAATTCAATTACTGGCTTTTCTGTCATTCAAGAACCCTTACAACAAATTGGCAAGGATCTCCGCCATCTTCCCATTCTTTTTCTTCTTCTTCAGAAATTGAAGGTATGCCATCATGGGTTGCACAAAAAACATCTGTTATCCAACCTCTTTCAATACCATTGTTAAACCAAATTCTAAATTTATCTACATTTTCATCATCAATCATTGTGTGTCTCCCAACACTCTACCATTTGTTCAAATAATGCCCATTCAATTACTGCAAGTCTAGTTTTTGTTCCTTCTCCGCCCAATATGAGCTTGAGGACTGGATACTTTTCACGAGATACCTTGAACGTATCTGTGCAAATTTTAGCCCAAATTTCCTTACTAATAGAGATGGACTTTGAATACTCTTTATAGTCAACCACAAAATCATGCCATTGGGCATCACCTTTTTGATAATCCCCACGTCCCGAATTCTTTTGTCCTTTTGCTCCGTCACGTTTAATCTCTCCTCTTTCAGACATCAGATCACTACACTAGATTCATGATTATTTGAGCATATCCAATGTAGTTTATTTTCATATTTATCTATAAATCCTTCATAAACAATTTCGCTACATTCTAAATCTTGACATGAAAAAGAACCACTGGCTGGTTCCATGTTTTTAACAATCTTAACATTATCTTTATTTAAAAATTGCTCAAGACTTGTCATAAATTTCTCCTTCTAATTTTTTAACAACANCTGGATTTTGTCTAAGGTATTCTACAGTTTTGGCTCTTCCCTGAAATCTTTCTTCGCCTACTGTATACCAAGCACCACCTTTTTGAACAATGCCCATCATTTCTGCAACGTCAAGAACTTCGCCAACAGAGTCTACTCCCAGTGAATCACCTTGGTAGTAAAAGTCATATTGTCCTGAGAGATTTGGCGGTCCGAGTTTATTGTAATCAATAATCCAATTGACTGGTCTTCCGACTCTTTGTTCAATAATTTTATCACCAACTTGAATGCCAGATTTAATAGCATTCGCCTCAGCTTCTGAGGACCAAAGCTTAATGATCGTAGATGAAAAGAATTTGACCGCCATTCCGCCTGTGGGGATATGGGAGGCATGCATGCTGCCAAACTGATTACGTTGTTGTGAAATGAGAACCAATAGCGTGTTTTTGTTCGCATAGTTTAACATCTTGACCGCATGGGTCATATCCTTTGCTTCTGCACCAATTTGCTTTGTATCCTCTAACTTCTTTAGGTCTGAACTATCTTTTTCAAAGTAAATGGCTGGGAGTAATGCAGAAATTGAATCTACAACAATGATATCTACTCCCGCTTCCATCAATTGTTGTGCGATATCTACCATATCATTAATTGATTTAGCAGGGGAATAAATTAAAGAGTCTGAATCAACGCCTAGTTTTTTTGCCCAATCAACATCGTAGGATGCTTCAGCATCAATCCAAGCACAGGTTTTTCCATTTTTTTGAGCATCTGCAATCATTTGCAAGCAAAAAGAAGATTTTCCTGCTGACTTATTTCCCCAAATCATTACTTGACGACCAAAACCTAAACCGCCCTTTAATGCAAGGTTTAAACCAATGCTAGGTGTTTTCTGTTTTTCTACGCTTACCTTTGTTGCTAACTGAACTCTTGCTCTTGTTTTTGGATCCAGCTTTGCCAGAATTTCTTCTGTTACCATCGTCATTCAAACTCTTTTCTAATTCACTAGCCAGCTCTTTAATAAAAGAAGTACGGCTGGAAGATAAATAATCTATTATCTTTAATACTTCTTTTTCATCTTCTGCTCTTACAACCAAAAGATACTCGTTCTCCGTCCCTTTTAACACATATGATTTTGACACTATATTATTCAGTATCAGCTTCTGCTGATTCATCTTCCTTTGCTGGATTGTCTACCAAGGTAAATGTTACTGCCTTAGTCTCTGTATCTTGATTTACTGCAATGCTCTTACCGCTATAATTTGCGATTAGATCTTCTAAAGATACCTGCACTGAATTAACTGTTGTCAAAATTGCCGCACAAATTTGTTCAATACTAATGTTTACATTATTATTTTCTGGAGTTGTTTCTGCAGCTACTGCTTCTGTTGTCTCATCTGTCATGTTGTCACCTCCTTTACAAATAGTGTTCCATCGTCCATTTTACCAATGGCTGGGTCACAAATAGTTCCTGGCTTCATTTTGCCAAGTGCTGTTGTATAAAATTTAGGAAAAGCAATAACTCTTTCTAACGCCTTGTCTGCATCAGATAAGATAATATGTGCCATCATTTTATTTGCTTTTGTTTTATAATGCGTGAAATCCAAAACCAACCTCTTACCGTTATCAATTTTTAACTTATCTTTGTACAACCATTGTACAAACGGGTCATCAATCTTATTCACTACATCATCTATTGTAACATACTTATGTATGCGATTGTCACCAACTAAGAAGAAATACATCATTCCCGTTTCAATTTTTGTATTAACTTCATGGAAAATACCTACTGATCCAGTGTCATCAACTAGTTCTACACGGGCCCATGTTGGGCCTTTCTTAATACTTTTAACCATAGCTAAAAGTACAAAACAGCCTTCTTCAAGAAATTCTTCAAGTGGATTAACTTGAGATTTAATTTTAGGACTTAGCTTTCCTGTATCAAACTTTGGAATTCCCAAATACTCATAAAGGTTTTCATTTTCATTTCCCTTGCGTGGGTTATCTAAAAATGCTGCAGCACCAATCATGTTTAATGAATCTATTGCTCTTGAGTTAATGCCACTACCTTTAGCACCAGCTTTTTCTGTAAAATCAATATATGACTTAAATGGTCTAAGCTGTGTAATTTTACTTCCAATATTATCTGAAATATATTTAATGTTTGATAAACCAAATCTAATTGAATTACCTTGAATGCTAAAATCTAATTCGGATTCGTTAATATGCGGGAGTAAAACTTTAATACCCAAGCGTTTAGCTTCAAGTAAATAGTCTGTCCTGGCATCTTTATCCTTCTCATTTTTGAGAATGGCAAACATAAACTCAAGAGGGTAATAATGCTTGAGCCAAGCAGTGTAATAAGAGAGCATAGAGTAAGCAATAGCGTGAGAACGATTAAAGGAATATCCAGCATGAGCTTCAAAATCATGCCATAGTTTTGCTGCATCCTCGCTTGTAATATGCTTACTCGCACCTTGAATAAACTGCTCTTTGAAAATGTCAAACTCTTTTGCGTCTTTCTTCTTACCAATAATCTTTCTAACTTTATCAGCATCTGCCCATGACATCCCGCCCAAATAAACGCAAGCTTGCATAACTTGCTCTTGATATATAATAACTCCATATGTTCTAGCGGTAAACTCCTGCATAATGGGATGTGCATAAGTAACCATCTCTTCGCCTTTTTTACGTCTTATATAAGATCCTCCGACTGTATTCATGGCTCCTGGTCGAACTAGTGCGTTGGAGGCAGCTAAGTCTTCAAACGTGCTGACACCCATTTTTATAAGAAGATTTGTGTATGGGGTTGCTTCTGCTTGAAAAACACCCTTTGTATATCCACTTGATAAATCTTCAAAAACCTTTGAATCGTCTAAAGGTAGGTCTTTAAGATTAATTTTTTTCTTCTTTATAACCTCAATTGTTTTTAATGCATCATCAATAACTGAAAGTGTTTTAAGTCCGAGCACATCGAGCTTAATCAAGCCAAGGTCAGCAGTTTGCTCCATATCATATGCAACAACTGGTATACGCCCAGATACAGAATCATCTGGATCCTTACGTGTTTCAATAGGAACATACTTGCTTATATCGTCTTTAGCAACAACTACTCCTGCTGCATGCATTCCATTTCCACGAATTTTTCCACGAAGCATAGAAGCATACTTTGTTACTTCAGGGTATTTATTTCTAAACTCTAATGTCGAAGGGCTTGATTCATACTCTTCAAAAGTTTCAACATTTTTAAGAGAAGCATTTACTTCTCCAAGCGGAACCAAAAATGCTCTGGCAACATCTCTTACCACTCCCTTATCTTTAAAATACTGGAATGTTGAAATAGAGGCAACATGTTTAAACTTTTTACGTAAATATTCTTTTACTTCTCCACGACGGCGGTCCATGAAGTCTGTATCAATATCTGGAAAGTCATTGCGTTCGGGGTTAATAAATCTAAAAAATAGCAAGTCAAACTTAATTGGGTCTACTTCTGTAATTCCCATAAGAAAACATACTAACGACCCCGCAGCTGATCCTCTGCCTGGTCCGACATTAATTCCATTTGTTTTCGCCCAATTAACCATATCGCTAACAACAAGAAAGTAACTAGCAAAGTTCTTATCACCGATAACTTTAAGCTCCTCGGCAAGTCTCTCTTTATAAATTTCATCTTCAAATCCTTTTTCTTTAAGTGAATCTTCACATATTTTTTTTACTGTTTTTAATGCATTTGCTTTAGGAACTGGAAGCAAATCAAGGTTTTCATGAAAATCATAATCATCAATCTTATCTGCAATCTCTAGTGATGACTGATATATATCTTCTCTCGTAATTCCCGCTGCTTCAAAATCCATTTTAATTTCAGAATAGGATTGAATATAAACGTTAATGTCAGCGAAAGAAATAGGCCTATCGGGATAAATATGATTAAACCTATCAATAGTATCGTGTCGTGCACGACCGCTAGCATAATCTGCCTGCTTGTTCTGTGTAGGCTTTGTAGATAAAATAAGAAGAAGCTCTTCAAGCTCTCTTTCTTCTTTTTTAGCAAAATGGCAATCTCCTGTAGCTACTGGTTTAACACTAAATTCATCTGCCAATTCCAATAAAGCCTTGTTAAGTTCTGGTGGATTGTGTGCTTGAACTTCAATATAAAAGTCTTTGCCAAAACGATTCTTAAACATCTTGACATATTCTTTTGCTTTATCGTTATCCCCACGCTCAATTGCTTTAGAAATAAGTCCATTCATACAACCAGACACAACAATTATACCGTCGCCGTATTCAAATAGCACTTCAATGTCAATTCGAGGCTTGTGATAATATCCTTCTGTCCAAGCAATTTGAGAAAGCTTTTGTAAGTTTTTAATGCCTAAATCATCTTTTGCCAATAATATAATATGGTTGTACAAAGATGTGTTATCGTCACGCTTTGATACAGCTCTTTTATCAAATCTATCTGTTGAGGAAATATATGCTTCTAAACCTAAAATTGGCTTTATGCCAAGTTCTTTTGCAGCAACCTGCATATCTCTGTGAGAAGCTAGGCTACCGTGATCTGTAATAGCAAGACATGTCTGACCTTGATTTTTTGCAGCCTCAAGTAATTCATAAGGTGTATTAAGCCCATCCATGAGGCTGTAATGCGAGTGAACATGTAAATGCACAAAGTCAGACATGTTTATCTTTTCTATTAGTTTTTAATTACCACTCAACGGCGGATGAAGTAGATGATTCTTCTGAGTTTGATGAATCAGAAGTAATACCTAGGTAGAAGTTTTCTTGTTCGTCATATTGAACATCACGAACTGCTGTCTTCTCAAGATCAAACAATTCATACTTTTCCAAATCAATTGGTCCAGCGTCCGCTGTAGGCAATGGAATAATTGAATAGTTTGTATCTGTTGCAGTACCTGTACGCTTTAGCTTCCAATTAAGATTGGAAATGCTACCAGTCTCACCTGCATAGTTAATGATTTCAGGTGTTGCAGACTTTGGACCTGCACCCTGAGAAAAGATTGCAACGTATGGCTCTTCTGAACCATCATCAACCAAAACGTTTGCATAAAAACGAGACTTGCCCTTCCAACCAGCTTTAGGGTCACGACGATGCATTTCGCATCCGTAGCAACGACCTTGGTCTTCAATTGTGCAAAGTGCTTTACGCTTGTAATCTTTTGGATTTGTGTGTTCGACTGCAATAAATGCTAAACCAGCTTTTTCAAGATAGTTCTTTGAATCAGGATCAATTTCTTGCAAGAATCGAATTTTTACAGATTGGCCATCTTTAAGTTGAAGCCATCTTCCTTTTTGTGAATCTCCAGAACCAGCTTTTGATTCCATTTGCTTGTTTAATGCGTTTAAACCTTTTACTATACCCATAATATATTCTCCTTGTGTAGTGGGCTATATGATGCCCTGTTATTCTTATTATATCACAAAACAGCGTACTCAAAATGCGGAATTGCATTTTTTACACATTGTTTTATTTCTTCATCTGTCATATCTCCAACATCTTTTGCATGGTGAGGATATACAACTCCATTGTCATAGTTTGCCCATAGGACATTTTTGTTCTTTAATTTATTAGCAATTGTGTGACCTAGAGCACGTCCTGCATTATCATTATCTGTCATAATAATAATTGTTGATGCATATTTATTTAAGTTCTGTATATTTATATCTGATATGCTACCACCTAAAGTGGCGACTGCATTTGGATATCCCGCTTGCCATAAACGTATAGCATCAAAGCTTGATTCAACAATAATAATAGTTCCACCTTCACGTTTAGCTCTATGCAGGTTAAACATTGTTTTATTTCTTGGCAAGTTAGTGCTATTTTTAAAACGCTTATCTGTTATTGATCTTCCAATAATACCTACTGGCAATCCATCTGGGCTATGCAGCGGGACTGTTACCATTCCTTGCTTATCAGAATAGCCAAGTTTAAAATAATCCATTGCATCTACCAATATTTTTCTAGACCTGAAGTAATCTACTGCCTTTGGATTTTGAGATAATTCTTCATATAAGTCATCAAGAGTGGCTTGAGGAAATTCTACAAATTCTGGCTTTTCGTCTAATATTTCTTTTAGCTGGTCTTCAAGAAGTTCTGCTTCAGTTAATTTGTTTGAAGATATAAATCTTAAAGCTTCATAATCATTTCTGTTGGTAAGATTTTTAACTAAATCCAATATAGTACCAGCAGAGTTGCAATTCTGGTTGTAGCAGATATACAAGCCTTTTAAATAACTTACAGCAAAAGCTGGGGAATCTGTATTATGATGAAACGGGCATAAGCATAAAAAGTCAGTTCCCGTCTCTGAAACTATTTCAATATTACAGGAACGCAAAATAGAGCGTAAATCCGCCCTTGTGTATGCATCTGTCATTTTTATCCTTTAGGTATTAAACTCTGACCCGAAAAACCTTCATAGCGTAAAGCTTTTGCTTTACCAAGATATATACCGTACATAACTAAGTTGAAGCTGTAGTGGTCTTTCTCTTGATTATATTTTACATTAAACTGTGGCTGCATGTCAAGGACAGGAACATAACCTTTGTCCCGCATTTGCTGAACCAAAAGTCTTTCATAATTCTCCCTTGAGCTTTGGAATTTAGAATCATCTACTATGGTTCCGCTCATCCAAAAGTCATGTATTTTTCTTGGGTACATGGCTGCCTATCTATCTTGATAATTATATCAAGTTGGGCAGTCATTTCATACTTATTGAATTGGAATATCGTAAACTTCTTGAACGATACCACGATTTAAGTCCCAATCAAGGTACATTCCAAACTCTGTTCCATGACGATTCTTGCGACTTACAATCTCCATGATATTAGAATCTGGATTCTTGTGAATTGCAATAGCCATATCAGCATCATATTCAATCGCCTTTGACCAAGCAACTTGGCTTAGCATTGGCGGGGAATCATGATCAGAAGTTTCTTCTGCTGTAGCAGCAGTAATATCAATAATAGGAATATTATTAGTCATTGCTAGTTTCTTGAATGATTTAGAAATATTCATATTTCGTTCAGTAGGACCCTTAGAGTTTTGATTGTCAGCAAATAACTGGTGATAATCAAGAATAACAATATCTGGTTTATATTGGTCAATCTTTCCCTGAATAACATTTGGGGTAACTTCTCCCATACCTTCATTTGATACTAGAATGAACTGGTTTTTGTCAGCAAATTTTTTTGAGCCCCAGTCATCAAATTGATCCATGTTTATATCACCTCTAGCAAAATCTGAGGCTTTAAATAGTCCCGACCCCATCATTGTATATATGCGGTCACGCATATTTTCTGGTGTCATTTCAAGTGATACAATCATAGGCTTAAAGCCCTGTTCCCATGCCTTGCAGGCTAAATAAGAGGAGAACCACGTCTTACCCTTACCTGGCCAACCAATCATGACTATAAGGTGTCCTGGAGCCATTCCTGTTGGATATGCATAATCGATTGCTTTAAACCCAGTTCTAATTCCTGGACTTCCACCCATAGCATCTGAACGATCTTTAATTGCTTGAAAATGCTTTTCTGCTTCTTTATAATCAGTTAAATCAACATCTCTAACATTTGATGTGAGCTTCCCAAGTGTGGCAAGCTCTGACTGCATTTGTGCAATAACTCTTGATGAAGCATCTGTTTTTAAACTTGAGCCCGCTGTCAGCAATAAATTTCTTAAGCGACTTGCAAGATATTCATTCTTTAATTGATCTAGGTAGTACGCCGTCTCGCCTTTAACCTTGACTGGCTCAAAATCTTTAAACTTTTCTGTAAGAACAGATATGTCTGGAATTGATTTAAATTTTAAATAATAGGATTTAAGACCTTCCCATACATCTCTGTGGGAAGTAAAAATTTCATCTACGTTGCCAGATAGTACTGTAGCAATATCTTTATTCTCACATATTGCTGTAATTACTGCTGATTCAGTGTTCATTGTCTCTTTCTTCAACCATAGATTTTGTTTTGGCTCTGATTAACTCCCGACGAGTTTTATCTTCTTCTGCCTGTTGTAATGAAAAATCTAGCTTTTCAAAGTTGTAAAAAAACCAACTTATAGGATGTCCTATTTTAGAAATACTAAAGTAATACTCAAGCAGTACTTTTGCCCTATCGTATCCAACGCTATCTATAACATCTTGCATAGCCCATTTTTCACGATACTTATTTACTACTGCTGTTTTCTTATAATGCTCTTTGAACAAAGAACAATAAAGCGAAACTAAGCCGTAGGCTAATTTTGCTTCATCTTTTGTCATTTCTTTCCTTTACCAGCTTTTAATTCATCTTCAATCTCATTGACTTTTTCCATCAACTTTTTCTCTACAAAATCATACACTCTATTTGTGGCATCGTCAATATGCTCACCTGCTCTTTGAAAATCTTCAATACCAATTGAAACTTTCAAGCTTTCATAATTGCCAAGGTTACGGGTAAATTGTAACTCAACCCTTACATTTGTTTGTCCAACACTACTTGTCAGATTCGTCATCTTCTACCTTTTCTTTATCTATAAGAGCAAAACCTGGCTTAAACTTTTTAACATTTTTATCTGCTAAATGCTGATATAACATCATAAGCCTATCCGATATTGCTATCATAGCATCTAGGTCTTCCTTTTGTAAAGCCATTTCCATAGCATGTTCCAAAACCTTTAATGCTGAATTAAGCGTATCTTTAGCTTCTTTATTTAATTTATTATCTACCACTCGGGTTGTTTCCAGACTGGTGTGAATGTTCCATCATCATTTTTAACATATAAAATATTTTCCTGTCTCATGATTGCTTCTATTTCTGCCCTGCTTGGCATTTCTCCTGGATGAATTTCTCCATCTTTTCTAGGCCTGCCTCTGTGTACTGTTTTAAAATAACTATGCATTTCTCTTATGTCATCTTCACTCCAATAGTACTTACCTGGCGTTCTATTTCCATTTAAAGAATATGCTTGCTGTGGAAACTTTAGGTTTCCAGCATATAAATGTTTTTTGATCGTATCTTCATGCTTACCTATAATTTTTACAACTTTTGACATTGGATAAGCATGCTGCATTGTTTTTTTCACATCGGATAAAACATATGCAACACGCTTGCCCAATTCGTAATTCCAGGCAATTAAAAGATCCTCTGCCCTAGATTGTCGTAATGTTTTATGAAGTTGGGAATTTATGTAGAAATGCCCAAGCTTTTGTGAAGCTTTTCTTCTTGATTTGATAGCCATATTCCGAATCTAGAGTCTCTCTTAATCATCCATCTTTTCCCACACATAATGCAATAGATTTCGATACGAAGTTTTTGGGAAAAAACTCTATCTACAAATATTCTTCCATTACATTTTTTACATTTCATATTAAATTATATCCTGCCTAGTACTACTTTGTAGTTTTCTTTGCAGGTGCCTTTTTTGTTGAAGCTGCAGATGCAAGCTTCTTTGTCACTGTGCTGGTTGCAGCCTCTGCGACTAGACCGAAAGCTGGGTCATTCTTGTTAACATATCGCAAAGCGACTGGTACAAGTGAAGCCCAAAGAGAGTTAGCTACTAGCCAGATCTCGTGTGAACCGAAGCTTGAAATAGATACATGTGTTGTTGCTGAAACAATTGTAGCAGCAGAAATCACTTGACCTACCAAGTTACGTGCATAAGATTGAATCAATGCTTGATTAATCTTCATATTTTATTTCTCCTTTTAGTTAGTTGGTATATGTGGGATTTGAAACCCAATAATTATAAATTTTTACATTTATACCGAAAATAATTTCCCATCCACATAACATGTGTAATCAGGGGAAATCTCCACAATCTGTACATGAGGATGTTCGCCATTCTCAATATGTGCGATTGCGAAACCTTTTTGCCAATTGTGATTCTGGGTATATTTCATTCCAGAACTCTTTTCATCACACATATGCCCAATTTCATATCCACGAATTGTTCTGCCATTAGTTGCTAATGGTAACTCGTATGTTTGAAAATGGGAGGCAATTCTGTGTGAGTGACCTCTTATAAGTGATATTTGTAAATCATCTATGTCTTTTCTTACAGCACCCGTGTCTGCAATAGAAAGTCCATGATGAACGTGTATATCTCCAAATCTTTGTTTTGGAAGTTCGTTATAATAAATATATTCATATCCCAGTGAATCCAAAGACCATAGGGATTCTGGAGTTACATCCTTTGCATAGTCTGGAAGCTTTTTATCAATGTAATCAAAAATTCTAATGTCGTGATTTCCTAATGCTGAAAACAATTGTGCATCTGGCAACATCTCACGAGTTTTAGCATAAAAGTCTCTTGCACCTTTTGCTTCATGCCTCATCATTGGAATAATTAAATCTCTACTGTCATCCTTATGTAACTGCAAAAATTCTGCTGAACGACCTTCTGTATATTTACTGTAGCATGCTTGATCATCTGTATCTCCCAGATAGTCAACAACGTCTGGCTTAAACCATTTCATTACCTTAAACCATAGTTCTATTGCTTTATCATCTTGATATGGAAATTGCTGATCTGACGATAGCATCCATTTTAAATCATTAGCCATTTAATCCCTTTCTGGGGGTTTAGTTAATTGTAGCGTGTTATGCTGTTATATGTCAAGCGGTATGAGCTTTATTATGCTCAAGTCTTGAGCAAAGAAATAAATTAATTAATCTATTATCTTCTTTGTTTTCATTGATATGATGAATAGTTTCCCAATCATCAAGAATTCTATTTAGTTGTTTTTCTATTACAAGTCTGTGTTCATAGTACCAGCCCATAAAAGACTTTGGATGTTCTGGTACTTTTACTAAAGAATATCCAGTTGGCCCCTTTTTTCTATCCCGATCTTTCCAATCAATGATAGGGGTATACACAAATTATACTCCGACTGCAACCCAATGAATATATGTACCAGAACCTGGGGCTGAGTTAATGGTTACGTTTACTGATGAATTTGTTGAATTCCAAGCGTTACCATTTGCTATAAAAGCATATTGTGAACCACCAGATACAGTCATAGCGATGTTTGGTCTTTGAGTAAATGCTTTATTAAATGTTATATTAGTTACTAGGCTCGTAGCTTTAACCACTCCAGAGTCAATAATCTGTTCTCCAACTTTTGCCACAGAAACTGTTCCATCAGAATTTACTTTTGTAGAATATTGCTGCTTTGATAATGATAAATTATCAATAGCTTGTTGTTGTGCATTTACAGCATCAATTAATGATTGAATAGTTGTATAATCAATGACGGCATTGCTAGATTGAACTATCTTATTACTCATTTAGCTTTTCTCCTTCTGCATGGACAAATATTTCTTTTTGTCCCGCTTGTATAATTTCAGAGCCTATCCATTCTACAACATCTGGCTCAACAATATGCCTACGCTTATTATCGCTTATAAGATATATTTTACCATCAGAAATGTCCTTGACCAAGGCACCGTCTCTAAATCCAATAACACCGCTTGGAATAATTCCCGCCAGCATCAGCTCTTTAGTTTCAATAATTGGCAGGGACCAAGAGGACATGGCTCTATCGGATACAAACTTAAATCTCTTTTTACCCTTAATATAAAAATAACCCTTTTCAGTATGAGCAATTAGCCCACTTGGAACAATAGGATTATATATTTTATTGTGAGATTTTTTCTGAAATGCTTTGAGAATATTCATCCTTAGCTTTCTCTTTATCCATTAGCTGAGTAATTTCTGCTCTTAATACAGCCATTTGAGTTTCATAATTTGAAACTAACTCACCTATGCGTTGCTGTAGAGCAGTAATTATAAGTTCTGCCTTATCCATTTAATTTCCTTTTTATTGTAATAAATCTAGCTGATCGTTAAGAACTTTTTGTTTTGAGCGTTCTATCTCTAAATTAGAGTTTAATGCACTAATAGTTTCTTGATTTGGCGTTGGAGAAGCATTTTCTTGAATAATATTTAGCTGAATATTAAATACATTCTCAACTGAGGACTTATAATGTTGCATTATAATTGCTTTTTTTTCTTCATTAGTTAGTTCCATATTTAGATTATATCACATCTTCTGTGTTCTGTATTGCTCCCCATTTACCCAATGGACAAGTTGCTTGAGATAACTTAGCTTTTTGATTCATTATGCAAGCACACTTTTTACACTGTTTAGTTAAATTAATAAAAGATGGGCAAGCTTGACAAATATTATATCTATAATTAAATACTTCTTCATCCACACGTTCAATATTTGGGTTTAATAAATCCCAAGGTTTTACCGTTTTATTACTTTTTTTCCATTTTTCCCAGGGTGTATCTTCTGACATTTTATATCGTTGGGACAGTAAATGTTTTTGTTTTTGGATCATAAACCGATCCATTTACAAGAACTTCTGGTGATGAAGCATATATATCTGTAACATCAACCATTGTAGGATTACTTAAAAATATAGCAGAAAGTCTATCATCTGTATGAAGAACATCAACTAATTCATTATTGATTATAAATGCTATCTTGAATGGAGGTAATTCACCTGGTGGTGGATTTACTGGCATATTTGTATCTGTTGTCATATTTCTCCTTTTTATTTATTATATCAGGTTGACCTATATTTTGTCTACTGTATAGAGAGATTATCTACGTATATATTGCCATCACCAGATACTGGTGTTTTTATAAGTCCAGCATATGATGCCCCAAAACTATCTGTTTTTGTAGGTGATGAAGCTGAATAACTTAATGAACCTAGGTTGGTTCCCGTTTCTCCATATCCTGTTACTGTTATATTATTTGCAGATGTTTGAACTTTTAAAGATCCAATATCTATAGTGCTGTACCCCGATGTTGATTCTGCCAAACGTTTTGTGGCCATTGTCGCTACTGCTGAACCATTTGCTGAAATAATATTTAAATCAGTATAATAATGATATGTTGTTACTGTAGAACCTGAATCATATGTATTCCAACTATATTGCAATGGGCTGCAAGTCCAATATTCCGAAACGGCAAATGCAGTACAAACATAATATGTATAAAACGGTCCATCTCTACCTGAAGTTCCCGTTTGTATTTTGCCAACATTTGCTGCATTACATGTAGATACAGTGGTTCCACCTTGAGGAGAACCATATTCCGTAAATACAAAATTATAATTAGTTGTTGATGGATGATCTGTTATTGTACAGCCCCCACATCCTGATTGTGCTGACGCTAATGTTGAATATGAAGTAACAAAACCATTACAACCACTTGTACAATTACAAGAACCACTTGGGCATCCAGTTGAATTAGTGCCACCTGGTTGATTGCATGTATATACTGTTCCTGTTGTTGTATAATAACTATTGTAACTTCCTGCTGCCCACCAAGAGCCTGCGTCAGAAACCCAAAAAGCAATTCCAGTTCCTGATCCGCCATACGGTACATCAAATTGAGCGGTTATGTTTGTTTTGCCTGTTAACTCAACTACTTCCATAGGATAATTAGTTGGTGTTGCATTAGATGCTGGTGGACTTGAGTTTACACCATGAGTGCCATCTGTATACCATGTAGAATCCAAGTTGGACAAATTATAAACATATCCACTAGAAGATGTGCCTAGTCCTGATGAGACTGTTCTATTAAAATTATCAGTTATTGTTCCTACATAAGATTTTATTTGATTGCTATAAAAATAATAAGTTTGTGAATCATTTCCAACAACTGCATCTACATAATAGAAGTAATATGGAGGGGTTGTAGCATCACTTTGAGTTATTGTATAAGGGGAACTTCCCTTACTTCCTAATGATGGTGTTGTAAGGCCATCAACTAATCCCCCTGAAGGTATGTAATCTAAGAGTATAACTCCGATATATGATGTTTTAGAAATATAAGTACCAGATTGATAGGTACCAGCAGTTCCTGTAATACTTGTAAATGCAGCACCTGAGCCTGATAATGTGGGACTAGTTAATTGTGTTGGTGCATTTTGCGATGAAAAAAATAATTTCCACAATGTTCCAACTTTTGCATAACCCTTTTTTACTGGTTTCCAAACGCCAGACACATTAATATATATTTTTTTAATGCTCTTCCATGTTTTTTCTACTTTAATGTTTGCACTTGGCATTTTTTAATCCTAATATATAAAAATGATGTCACCATCATTATACCCACTTGCCGTACCACCATTTTGAAAAGCAATATTTCTTAATGCCATATTTGCAGTTGTTCCAGAATATAAAAAAGATGGAGAAGATGGAGATACGGCTGCACTCCCATTTATTCCTGGTCCCAGCACAATATCTCCAGCTTCCAAAGTTAATGTTTCGTCATTTTCTCCATATAACCCTATATATCCTTCAATTGAAAGAAGACTTCCAATTAAAGTGCCTCCTATATAAAAGTCAAGTGCTCCATATCCACTATCTGCAGATAATTGTGCGTAAGTTGTATTTCCTGTAGTAACTGAGCCTAAAAAATTTGCATTTCCATTTGTATCTATTCTAAAACTTTGTGAAGTAAAAGTATTATTGTCAAGATTAATTGCCATACCTATTCCACTATATGGATTTCCATCTGCATCTCCTGTAAAACCACCACTTTTTAAAATACCAGTTGTAATATACCCCGCACCTATTGTTGATGTTGTTGTTCTATATCCACTTAAAGTTGATGAAAGAGCACTATTTGTTACTCCACCCGCATCTGTTAATGATCCTACCGATAAAGTTCCTGCAAAATATGCATCTCCATTACTTGCATCAATATAAAACTTTTTAACGCCAGATTTGTATCCAGCCAGACCTGTTTGATTTAATATTACACCTGTTCCATTTACAGTATCTGTAGCAAGATTAATAGAACCAGTATTTATTCCTAGGGGGTCTGAGGTACTTGAAGCAACTACTGAACCTCCCGCCAAAATATTATCAGTATTGGTATTTGGGTTATATAAATTATTTCCGCTTGCAGAAAAAACTGGAGTATTGATATTTAATGCTGCTGAGTATGGAGAATAAACAGTTTTTCCATTTTCATCAATTCCTACTGCACGTACTTGTATAGAATATGTTTGGCTTGGTTTTAAACCAGTTACCTTAATGCTTTTTCGTGATGGTTGATTTAAATCATTTGGAACTGGATTTAATGATCCCGCCACAATAGATGGTGAACCAGAACTTGAACCACTTGTTCCAGTATTTTGTACCTGCCCAGTATTTACATTTACCGTTACTGGAGGTGCGGTAGGTAGTCCAGCATTTGCTGCTTGAATATTAAATCCTATATCAGCTATAGTAATAATTGAAGCAGCATGCGTTGTAATTAGATTATGGTTACTGTTTGTATATCTTGTTTTTGTTCCTGCAGTAGAACCATTTGACGGGGTTATGTCTAGGTAATATGAACGACTTGATTGTAATGTGCTTGTGGTATGTGTTACCTTTGCACCTACAGAATAAGATGTTAAATCAATTAATTCTGAGTTTGGTCCAGTCAAAGGATTTGTAAGACTGTCTAAAAATTTAGCTCTTACGGATGTTACGTTTGCAGGTTTTAAAAATGAAAAAGTAACCGAGTTACTGGTTATTGATGATACAGTTATTGTGCCTATTGTACCTACAGCCATTTTTTAATCACCCGCCCTATAATAATTCTAAAAAGTACTCGATATCTAACGCAACTCCATATGTTTTTGCTATTGGAGTTTGCAGAACAGATTTGCTAATTATATAATCATTATTGGATAATTCTGCTGAGGCTGATCCCTTAACAACATCAAGTGTAACTGTTGCTGTTGAATCTGTAGTAAATGTTACTGTATTAATTGTACCCAACGCTTGAGGATCTGTATTTAAAACAGTTCCGCTTGGGTTTGTAATTGTTGTTGGAATTGGTGCTTGCAATACTTGCCATCCAGCATTGTTTTGCAGTGTGTAATTAAATATTGTTGAATATCCATCTCTATCTGTTAATGTCATTGTTAAATTACCAGCAACAGTATTGTATGCAAGTATTTGCAATGTATCTATACTGGAGTAATTAGATATTTCAAATGAAAAAGTATTATTTGAATATGTTGTTCCTGGAGCAAGCTCAACAGAATAATTGCCGATTCGGGGGGATGAATCAAGACCTGGAGTAAAACCAGTTATGCTTGTTGAGCCTGCGTATGTTACCCAGTTAGATAGGTCAGAAAAATCTACTAGCAGTTTGTTATTTTTAGATGCAACGGCAGACAAAGCATTTTGTGGATATATTCCAACTTCATAAATATTGGCATACATCAATGGTGGCAAAGTTGCTCTTACAATAATTAAATCTGGAGTATTTGTTGTTGCTGCTTGATATGTTTTTAATGTTACAGGAAACCTTCCTGTTTCAAAGTTAAGTTGTGTATCTAAGTATCCAGGGTCTACTGGTAATGCACCTATAGCTAAGTTGGATGCCCATTCTGTTTTAACTCCCGCCAAATATTGAAGAAAAACTTTTCTTCCATTCTGGGTAATAAGATTTTGAGAACGCCCAATTTCTTTTCCGTTTTCTTTAAAAACATAAGTTCCTTTAATTGAGGATTGTGATGACACCTGGTACTCCTATCGTGAACTGTCTTTTTGCTTGAGCTGATGTTGAATTTGAATAATTTGCTACAACGCTAAATGTGTAAGTTCCACTAAAGCTTCCTGAGCTTGGAACAAGACTTATTTGCGTATATCCATTTTGATCTAACAACATGTAGCCTGGGAAAGCAAGTGTTGGGTCATTAATTAAAGGATTAAAATTCATGTAATAATTTTTAGTTAAAGTATTTGTTGCAACTGACGCCATATATTGTGGAATATATCCTTGGAAATACATAGGCAAGCTTGCACCAGTTACGGATACTGTATATCCAACAGCATTTGTATTTCCCTTCCAAGCTATATGTATACCTGATGAATTAAAGGTTGTAGATACATTAGTTACTACTGGTGATGTGGAGGCTGTAGATCCTGATTGAACACCCGTTGAAGTTGTATTTACAATGTATTCATAGGTTAAGCCAGTTAAATTACTGTCTCCAGCATCAAATGTGACAACAACGTTTACTTCATTAGAACCAGAGTTTGTCACAAACTCTGTTGCAGACTGATCATTTGAGTAATCCCAATATAGTAAAGTTGGGGGATTTAATGAAACTCCAGATAAGACTGTTGCATCGTTAGTCTGTAATGTTTGAAGACCCGCTTGATTTCTTAAAAGATTTTCATAATCAGCATCTGAAAGTATTACAACTTCTGCATAATAATCATTTGCATATCTAGATATTGTTTCTTTAGAATTAACTCTTGGGTCGGAAGCAGCTAAATACAAGGTTCTACGCTTCTGAACAGAAGCTGAGATATTACTCGCAGAGCGATTACTATATGTTGTATCTATCATTTATTCCCCTCCCCATTATATCATTTAACCAGTTGACTAGGCAATCTGGTTTAAAGTTAGAACAGTCTTTAATCCTGTATCAAAAGTTTGTTGTACACCCTGGACAAAATATCTATTTGGCACTGTTTCATTTACCCCAATATTTTTAAGGTTATAGTTAATGTGAACTATGTCACCTATTTCAAATAATGGGTTTCCATAAATTGAAATTTGAGTATCTCTGCTGAAGCCATCTATCGCTTTAAATATTGTATTTAATATGCCGATTGCAGCATTTTTTGATTGTACCCAGCTGCTTCTAATTTCTATACTTTCAGCTATATTTGCTTCATCAAAAACTTTTTCCATTACTACTTCATCGCTTAAAACTATTAGGTTATCTGTATTGATAGAAAAAATAACATCTACCGAGTTTGTTGTATCTGGTGCCTTTTTAAGCCATATGGCTGAGGGGGAACTATTGATAATTAACGATCTTCCTTGAAATCCAGAATGATGTATATTAGAATAGTTTAACGCATTTTCATCAATACTGACGTGTTTTATTATTGGTGCATCACTTGTTGGGTTTATAAAATAATACCAATTATAAGCAACTTTTAATGGATATGCAGTCATAGAAGGTGCTGTACTATATCTAATATCAAACTTAGTTATGCCAACAATTTGTGGTCTAACTTGGAACATATAATTAACTTCAAACACTTTATGTCCGCCAACAATTGCATTTGCAAAACTTGGTAGTTCATAGTGATAGTATATATCTGGATCAGATAATGCAGTTTGAGTTGCATATAGTTCTGTGAAAGCTACACTTCCAGAAGCCGTTTTTTTTGCATGAGAAAACATTCCATATGTTGAACCCAAGTTTAAATTAATTCCGCTCTTTGGAGTTATGTTAACTTTATGTTTATTTACATATACTTCAAATGTACTACTTGAAGTTTTTACAAACTTTAAGTTAATTATTCTTGTATATTCTTCCATTGGTCCATCATCATAATATCTTGCAGAATCTGTATTTAATAATCCAGTTACATCAACACCTGGTACAGACATGATAGTGCTACTTTCATTATTGCCCTGATATACATAAAGCATATATTTTATTGATGATACATTAACTATAGATGAACTTGTTAGTGGGTTATATGTTGCAGCTGTTGTAAATTCTTTTCTAATTTCTACATATATATTAGAATCTGGAAATGCTATTCCACCACCCAGCCCGTCATAATGGGTTCTCTTACTCTTTGGACCAATATCCATTTTTACAGAAAATGTATTGTAATTAATTGCACTTGAGTTTGTATCACCTATTGGCTTTACAATATTTTTGATTGGATTTGTTGATGAAGGATTTGCACCTAGTAATATAGCGTCACCATTTGGAATTGGCATTGTTGAACTGGTTCCAACTGTTGTTACCTTTGTTGCCAAATCATCTGCCGTTTTAATAACTTTATGAGTTCTTACTGGTGTATTAAAAAGACCTCTTTGAACATTACATATCTTACCAGTCGGGACATACGATACAGTTCCTCCATATCCAGACTGTGCTGAAAAATCAGAAATCCAAGCTTTAAGGTCTGCTTGATTAGAAACTATAGCTACATAATCATTAGTTGGAGCTACTGGTGAAATTAAATTTAAAGAACTGTCTGTATATGGCTTTGTTGTAAAATGAAATTCTTTATCTCTAAAACTTACTATTTCCCCTTCAATTATTGCATAGCCATCGTGGTCTACGTTAAAAGAATTAAAAGTGTTTAGTAAATCATCTGGAGCTATATTAAAATAGTTTTGAGATACAGTGTCTATCGAACTATTGAGATAATTAAAAGTTGTCATTTCATCTGTATCTAAAGTCCATAATGCATCGTTTTTATTAATAATTGTTGTTGCTAATGGTGAGCTGAAACCATTTTGTCCATCTGCAGAAATAGTTTTATTAACATTTGGAGTTCTGTATCTAAGGGTTGCTTTTCCTAGTTTAACCTTAACATTTTCTGTATATGTATCTTCTACAATATTTGGACTTACAGTAAGTATTTGATTATCACTTGGATCCGTTATTGTCTTTGCAATTGTGCTGTCGTGTATAACCATATTTGGGTTATTATTTTTTTTGCTTAAAATATCTCCAAGACTTAAAAATTGCATAACTCCATAAGGATCAATAAAAGCACCAATTTGATAAACTTCAAATAGTTCTCTTAATACATCAAATACTTTTTGTTGTTGTCCGTCTGCATAATAATAAGGAGAATGTATTGGATGATCAGACAGCATGCAAACTTGTTTTAAGCTATCGTAATCATAATCTGTAAATCCCGCAAAATCCATAACATCTGTAATTACTGTTAATGAACTTTCAGATTGAGATACATAATCTGTTGGTGATCTTAACTGAAGTTGTTGTGATATGTCAAAACATATAACTTGAGTTCTTTGTAAATCCTGTGTGTTCCAGCTATCAGCGTAATACACTCCACCAGCTATAACCTTATCGGAAGGAGTATTTACTGATACCTGATCTCTTACTATGTAGTTTATATAAAACTTAACGCCTTTTTTAAACAGACCTTTTAATGGTGATGAATTTGAATTGTTTGAAAACAAAGATAATGGTGCTGAACTTACTGAAAGAGGTATGCTTGAAAGTTCAATAGTTGCAGTATTAGAAGATATTGCAGATATTGGAAGCGGGTTTTGTTTATTATCTAGCTGGGTTACCGTATCAACATTCATTGTAAAATCAGTTAAATCTAATTCTAATCTTGGAGATATTTCAATAACCTGTAGTCTTCCCATCTCTGTTTTTACTGAATCTGAAACTGAATATAAAGAATTTAAGGAAGAAGAAGTTTGATTGATTACAATTTTATTAATAGGTTGTGAGTTGGTTATAGATCCAGTTAGATCAAACTTAGGCATTATTGACCATGTATTTGTTGACCAAGATCCGTCTATTTGTCTGTACAATACTGCAACTCCCGCTGAATTTGGAGTAACAGATATGTTATTTGAATCATATCCCGCAGGTCCATACAATCTTATATTGACTGTTGGCGTTGAATACGCAATATTAAATTTTAAAACTATTTTATTTGAATAAAGATCTTGCTCATATACTGCACCAAGATATGTATTATCAGTTGTGGATACATAATATCTATATTGTGAAAAATCAGAAAGCATTCCATTTTTATAAATTGGATTACCCGCACCACTTTGTAAAATTGCTGGGTGATAAATTACTGGGCTACATGGCATTTGATTATCCCAGTTGTAAACAGACGTTGGCTTATTTGTTATTTTTCTAAAATTAGATGGGAGTGGGGTTAAAGAATTTCCAGAAGAAATATAGCTTTCACCTGGCCTAAAATAACCAAATGGAGCTTTTGTTTGCCATAAATTTCCATATTGATATTCAAATTCTGTTGTTTGATAAATTTGAACCATATCAATTAATATGTGATAATTTGTTGATGTATTGTCCGTAGATGTATAGTCTAAGGTAAGATCAAAAGATGAATATGGTTGTTCTGTTGGCTGTGTGCTTACATATGTTTCAAATTTAATCCATTGTGTACTATCAATAACTTGAGATGAAGAATTTGATCTATGTCCATCTATGTACGTTAACGCAGCTAAATTTACTTGTACATCTTCAGAAGCTTTTGCATAAAAAACCACCTTGTATGTATTGGTATCATTTGTATTAATTGATATTGTAGTTTTAGATGATCCATGACCATTTACATCTGTCCCGCCAAATTTTAATGCAGTTCCGCCATACTTGCTTTCTGTTGTTGTGGTTGATGGAGTATTTGTCCATGTCCATGAAGTATATGTAGATTTATTTGTACCATCACCTGCAAATGTAGTATATGGAGCATAAAAAAGATTATAGTTCCATTCTGCTGAAAGAAGCGGGGTAACGTAATGTGTAGTCCCAGAGGCAAAGTATTGCTTTATAGCGTGTGTGCCTAGCATTATACCTCCGTAAATTCTATGTTAATATTTACTAAATCGTATTTAACATTTCTCTTAACTACTTCATAATCAAAGTTTGTGATGTATGCCACATATGAATGTGGGACTTTATTTGCACCTACTTCAAATGAAGATGCATAATATGTATCTTCATCTGGTTTAACTCCGCTTGCGGAGTCTGTTACTATTTGTGCATCTATTAATTTTACATGTATTGGAACAAAAACATTTGAATCATAAAATGATTTCATCCATGCCCCAGCTTTTAATTTATCCACAGTCTCAGAAGATTTACTTGGAACCATTTGCCATGATGCTGCTATTTTATGCTTAATTGCAATAACATAGCGTCTTAATGTTCCATCAGCCATTCTATTAGTTTTTTCAACAACTTCAAATGTTACTTTAATTGGTTGACGATTATGATCAGTTAATGAAAACCACTCTGAATTATCTATTGATATTTGAATACCAGCTTTAATTTGATATGCCATTATCTTGCACCCACCTTAGTAATTCTACCACTCATAGCTTGTTTTTGTTGTATTGTTGTGAATGCATCATTTACTGCTTTTTGAATATCTACGCTAGAGTCAACCTTTGCAATGTTAATTGCAACATTATAAACATGTTGCCCTGTTTGATTTGCAAAGCTTGCAATATTTCCTTTTTGTTCGTTTAATCCTTGATATTGATCTATGCCTTCTAATGCTGGTATAGCAAGTTTTAATAATTTTGGAAGTGCGAGAAATCCTTTTGCACCGCCGAGTGCTAATGATCCAGCACCTAAATAATCCCAATTACTTTGTTTTTTTCTTCCAGATAAGAATCTGAGTAGTGGGCCTGTTCCCATAATTTCAGCAGCAGGCATATTATCAAGACTTTTAGACCATTTTTGTAGCCATCCGCCCTGATTATCTTTTGCAGTAACAACTCTTTCGCCTTTGTGTAAATATGCAAGTCCATCACTTTGAACATAAGGGGTTCCTGATGCAAATTTTTTAATTTTACTTCCAAGTATTTTTGTTTTTGGATCATAATTATAAATTTGACTTCCAGTTTGTTGATCTGTTGCGTAAGTTTTTCCATTAAAAGTAAATAGTCTATATGTTGTTTGAGGTGGAGTGCTTAATCCTACTGGTACATTCGGGTTTACATAAGGAATGAATGGTGTTCCTTTCGAAACTGCAGCTATTGCTGCATTTTGTAAATTATTACCTTTTACAGATTTAATTAATCCCGCTTGCGTTCCAGGCATGTCAGATGGTGTTCCACCTAATGCTTTTGTATTTGCATTTAATGCATCTATTAATCCACCTGGTCCAGAAATAATTGCAGCTATTTGTGCATCACTTAATACGGGTTGTAAAGTTGGTTTTTGTACAGTAGCAGCTGCTGCAGTTGCTGTGGATACTTTATCTTTTTGTGCTTGTAAATTATCTACTAATGCTGTTAGTCTATCAACTTCAGATTGTAAAGCTGTTTGTTTATTTGGATTATTATATTGATCTGTAGCAAATGCTTGTTGTTGTCTTAACTGATTTGCTTTAAGATAATCTCCAGTTGCTGTGGCTTGTTTAATTTGATTTTCAATATCTGTTTTAGATAAAAGATAGTCTTGTTGTCTTTTTAATTCATTTGATGTTTTTTGTTCAACAGTAAGTTTGTCTTGAGCAGTCTTTAAATCTTGTTTTGCAAGAGTTAATGCATCTTTTTGTGTTCCCAGTGCTGCCTTTTTAGCAGCTTCTACTTGAGCATTGTATGTTGCAGTTGCAGCTGCATTTGATGCAATTGCTACATTATTTTCTTTAATTAATTCGCCTTTTACTTTAGCTGCAATACTTGCAGCTGATTCACCTGGTTTAATTCCAACTTTTTGTGCTGCTTTTCCAACTAATAATGCGTTTTCTATAGACATTGTTGATTGGAATTGAGACAACAAATTAGAAAGGTTTATATCATTTGCATTTTTTGCTGCTTGTTCTAAAAGAACAAATGCTTGAGTTGTATTTCCAACAGAATCTTGAAGTGTTTTTGCAAGCTTAATTGCTTCTTGCCATCCAGTATTTGTATCTAATATTTTATTTGCAACAGAATATTCAGCGTCTGCTAATCCTTTTTGCTTCATAGTTAATTGAGAATATGAAGTTATAGTTTGATCAATATATCCAGCTTGTTCTTTTAAGCTTGATAGCCATGTGCTTGTTGCTGTTGTAATATCTTTTGTATTTTTAGTTATATTTTTTAAAGCTTCGTTTAAATATTGTGTTTTTCCAGCATAGGTAAGTAGTGCCGTTACCATATCTTTAACTTTTGCTGGATCCATTCCATTTGCAACTTGTGCTGCTGCAAATGTTTGTATAGTTCCTACTACGCTACCCGCAGTATTATATCCTTTTATTAAATCTGCAACCTTCTTTAAATCAGAGTCTTTTGAATTAAGTTTTGATATTGCATCTACATTTTTTTGTAAATCAGTAACTTGTTTATTTGTTAATTCTATTTCTTTAGCAAATACATGAATTTTTGGAGTTTGATCAACAAAACTTCCACCAAACATATTAACAGTTTCTCTGCTTGCTGTATATGTTGCTTTAACTGCTGCTTGATGTTCTTGGTGAGCTTTCATTAATGAATGTATACCGCTTAATGCAACTCCAATTCCCGCCACTGCTGCAGCAGCACCCCAACCAACTCCTGGCAACATCATAGCTAATCCACCAAGTGTGGATGCACTTCCTGCCATTCCAGATAGTACGCTTCCTTGTGGCAGCAAGCCTGCTAACGCAGTGCCTCCCATAGAAAGGCCCATACCAGCACCCATTTTGCCCATAGCACCAAACTTATTAAATCTAGNTGATACTCTTCCAAGTAATCCTGGTCCTGATGAAATTGGATTATTATAGAACCCGCCACCTTGTAATCCTGGTCCTATTGAACCCATAGATTCTGTTACTCTTGTTTCACCCTCTTTAAGCCCTAAGACAACTCCATCAACCATATTTTTTGCAGCCTGCTTTGTTACTCTTGATGGGGATTGCGATTGAGATTCAATATTTATTTCTTTTGCAGTATTTTTTTCAATTTGACTTAACGCAGATATTGCTGGTTGACCAGCAATAAAATTACCAGAAACTAGTCCTTCTGCAGCTTGTGATCCTGGAGTCATTGTTCTTGTGCCCTTAAATACAGCAGAAATCATAGCTGAAACTCTTTGCTCTACTCCTTTTAAGAAATATCTATTTGAAGATCCTTTTGCACTTTTTGATCTTAATTCCATTGGCATACCTAATGCTGTTGCACCTGTACCATAACCTGATTGATTTGCTAGTGTATTAAATTCTTCACCCATAACAGAAGCTTTTATTTTTCCAGTTCCACCAGAATCAGAAATATGTGTTGCACCCATAGCTGTTTCTTGCTCTATCCTTGCAATTAATCTTTTATCAAGTTCAGCAGCATATTTAGCTCTTGCTTCTTTGTCAACAATTCCTAAGTCGTCCATCAAGTGTCCATAAGCTAGATTCGGGTCATGGGTTAAAGTTCTTGTCATTCCACCTCTTGTAAATTCTGTAGCAAGTCCTTTTAAATATGACACTAATCTTTTAGCTTCTAATTTCCCATCATTTGTTAATTGATTTATTTCTCTATGGTACATTGCACCAGTGGCATCTAAAACTTTAATTTCAGATGCATTAACAGTGCTTGGAATTTTAGATCTTGTTCTTAAGCTTGTTTGTTCTTCTGGTGTAAAATCAGTAAGATTTTTATCTGAATTTAAATGAGCAAATTCTCTATCTCTAAATGATTTTTGTTTTCCGCTTTTACTTGTATATGGAATTAAACCGCCGTATTGTTCTTTAATTGCATTGAAAATAGAACGACCTTTTTCGCCTTTTGGTATAACTACTTCTCCTGGAGTTAATAATACTGGAACAGAATCATTATTTCCTACGCCTGGCACAACACCGCCTTCGGACATTCCTGGCAACTTAAGTCCTCTGTTTGCAAGACCAGTTTCTACTGCAGCTATTGTTGAAGCAAAACTTGTTGAAGATGCTGCAGCTTGTGCAGCAGCCATAGCTTCTAGGCTCATGGTAAGCTCTTTTACAGCTTTATTTAAAAGTGATACAGCTGATTCATCTTCAAGAATTTTTTGACTAAACAGTTGAGAAGCATTTTGTGCTGCAATTATTTCTGGTGTAAAAAGTTGACCAAATGTTTTTGTTCCATTAACTAAATTTTTAATTGAAAAAACAGTTTTTATAATATATCCAGCAAAGTTTGCGAGTACACCAGTTAACATAATTAGTGGGCCAGATAATGCTACTGCTCCCGCCAATAAACCTAAACCAAATTTAAGGGGTCCTGGCAAACCAGAAAACACTTTTGCAACACTATTTCCAAAATCTAACAGCTTTGTAGCTATTTTCATTATCTCTTGACCGACTGGTATCAAATCAGCTTTCATTGTTTCTATAGCTCTTTGAAATTTACCAGTTACTGATTCGGTAGCAGTTTTTAATTCGCCTTTAGCAATTCCCGCTAGCTGGGAATCTGAGGCGTTCATTAACTCAAATGCTGTTTTAGTTTGACTTGTTGCAGCACCTAAGTTTGTTATCAATGCTTGTATTCTAGCTTCTTGAAATTTTCCAAATAGCTTTTCAATTAATTGTGCTTGTGCCAGTGGTTGCAAACCTTTTAATGCAGACTGTAATTGCATAATCATTTTAACTGGATTTCCACCCGTTTCTGACGCAATTGATTTAAGATTAATATTGTATGCAGCAAAAGCTTTTTGTGCTGAAGTTGTAGGATTAATTAAAGAAGCAATTGCTGATTTAATTGCGTTTGCAGATTGTGCTGCTGGGACACCAGCTTCTTTCATTGCTACCATCATTACGGCAGTATCTTTAAAAGATCCACCTAACTGTTGAACAATTGGTCCAACTTTTGGAATACCTGCTGCTAAATCTTGAAGAGATGTTGATGTTTGGTTTTCAACGGCGTTAAGAAAGTTAACTGCACCAGATAATTGTTGAGTATTTAATTTATAAACATTTTGCAAGGAGATAGTTGTCTGCATGGCATCTTGTGTACTCATTTCACCAAGTTTTTGTAAACGCATTGCTTCTCTTGTTGAGTTAATAAGATCTTGTCCTTGCATACCAACGGCTGCTAAATCAGCAGCCATAGATGCTGTGTCTTTTACTGCAATACCTAAGCCAGAGGCTAACTCTTTAGATAAACCTAAAACTTGATTTTTAATTTGATCTAATGCTGCTTGCGATGGCTGAACTAGTCCAGTTCCATAAACTTTTTGCAATCTTACAAGCTCATCATTAACCTGCTTAAATGTTTGCATAGCAGTGCTTCCAAATATTGTAAGAGGAACAGTCATACCTACAGTTAACTGACGACCTGCCCATTGGGTATTTTTACCCCAGTTAATTAATCCTTCTGTTCCTTTTTTTACAGCAATGTTATAAAGATTTTGCATGTTTGTTGCAATTTTTGTAGCATTTGCAACTTCATTAATTTTTGTAGGTGTATAAACAGACATAACCCCTTGTTTTGTAGGGTCTGACATTACTATTGAATTTTGTAGCTTAGTTTGTTCTAAGGCTAAGGATTTCATTTGAGCTGTAGCACTTGCTGAACCCGCTCTAATTATTTGGAAATATTCAGTTAATTTTAATTTTCCTGTAGCAAGTGCTTCGCCAAACTTTTCTGTTTCAGTTTTTAAAGCAACGGTATTTGATGTAAATTGACCAGTTGAAAGCATGGTTGCTTTAAATGCAGCATTTGCTTCTTGAAGTTGTTTAGATAAATTAGAGTTTATACCTACGCCACTTAAACTTTTGTTAAGTGATTCAACTTGAGTTTTTAAATTGGCTATTTGGGTATTAATAGACTTAAAGTCGCCCAGTGCGACTATATTAAGTTCTACTCTTGCCATTCATCATCCCCCCAATTTAACACGCCAATTCCTTCATTAACTCCGAAGCCTTCTTCTCTAGCTTGTCTACCGTTAACTTCAGCTATGTCTTGCATGTTAGCTTCACTGCTTGCATCAAGGTCTATGCCATTGATTGCTGCAATGAATCTTTTGTCTCGATCCTCTTTCTTTCTTGATGCATCTATGATTGCCATAAGTTCACCAAGTGAAAGATTTTCTTCTAGCTCGTCAAAGTTTTTCCAATGACCGAGCAGAAAAGCTTCGGACTCTAAGGAGCTAAGATCTAGTTCATCCCAACTAGAGCTGCTCCCAGGAGGTTTGGGTCATTAAGCTTTAAGCCACCTGCTATTTCAAGAATCTTCATCATCGTAGGGATTTCAATTACTTCTTCAAAAGTATCTTTGTCTTTTGATAATTCTGGTTTAAAAACTTCTAGGCAGACCATAGCTGCTTCTATAAAAATATTCATTGCGTCATCTTCTGACTGCAAATTTGGATCATCCATCTTTTGAATAATCTCCATAAACTTTCTTTGTTTCTTAATTGGAAGTGGTTTTAGGGTGAGAGTCTCACCATTTGATAATTCAATCTCTACAATATCGTATACTGTGGTTGCCAATTTATAGCTCCTTTGTTTAGTTGTTTAAATTATACCAATATAACATGCATACACAAACTCAAGACCCCGCCATAAATGACGGGGCTTGAATTTCAATATTAAGTTTTTTTAAAACTAATTAGTTAGTTCCCCATACACGGTCAATAACAATACCGTATTCAGAACCTGCATAATCTGTATCACGATCATCTGGTAAGCAACGGAAATTCACTGGGAATACTGTTGCAGAATCACGCTTTAGGCCATGTGCTGTTGTATCAATTGATACTACACGACGAGCAACATAGACACGCTCTTTGTTACGCTTTGAAGCTTTGGTTCCATCATTGTTGATGTATCCTGGAGCATTACCAACGGCAACTAGGTTACGCTCTACTGGAGAGTCTCCAAGAGCACCTGCTGCCATGTGAAGTGTATTTGAAAGAGAATCTGCTGATTGAACCTTTGTAGAATCAAGAGCATTTACTCCAGAAATTGAACTTCCTGTCTTATTTACATAGTAAGTATCCATTTGTCCCCATGAGAGCTGAAGGTTCTCAAGAGTTGCTTCAACAAGCTCTGTCTTAAGCATAACTTTAAGTGTTTGCTTAAATAGACGAGCTGCGTCAAGAAGTTGATCAACCATAACTTCACCATAATTTGGTTCGTATGAAATTTCAAGTCCTGTGTTGGTATATCCAACTTCACGATAATCGCTAGAAGCCAATAAACCTGTACGAGCGGATTGTCCACTTGGGAGCAATCCTGCTAAATCTGTTGCAGTTGTTTGTGGACGACCATCTCCGTTTACATTAGAGATAAATAGATCTGCTGCACCAACGATTACATTTTTTGTATTTGTAGCCATATTTTTTATTTCACCACCTTATTTAATTTAAATTAAAAAAGATGACAATTTACTTCCTCAAAGAAAAGGATAGCATTAAACCATAATAAAACAAATTTACAAGTATCTTCCAGATGCGTCTAACTCACGGCTATATGAGTATGTTATTGAGACTAGGCCACTCATAAACCCGCCTTCATCCTGAAAAGCTTGGACTGGATCTGAGGATTCTAGCTTAAAATAATAATATGTGTAAGGGCTATTTTGGCTTAAAGACAGATTTACGTCTTTTGCTGAAAGGTCATACCTTCTAAAAAGATCTATAATTAAATTAATAAATGTCTGTATTTCTGCTTGATTTCTTGATGTAATGTCAAAGGTTATTGTTTCTTCTGACATCCACCATTGGACACCCGTGTTATTTTGAACAACATCGTAAATAATATAAGTTTTACCTGGGAGTAGGTTATTAAATTCTGGTACCTGTTGAGCGGGTATAACAGGCTCTAGGGCGGTGTCAAAGCCATCTGCATAGTAATCATTAAGGTCAATTAGGTTATGGGCTATAAGCTCGTTTAAAACGGCTTTACGGATATCATATGACGCTAAGTACGTATAGTTTGTCATTCAACCACAACCTTTCCTTTTGACACTTTACCCATTGTATTAAATAAAGATTTTTTCATTTGTGCAGAAGTTGATCCATTTTTATTTAAAATAATAGATGCTTCATTAGCTATTTTTTCATATAAACCTGAGTTATCCATTATTTTTTGAGCATTCTCATTATACCAAGTTAACATGAATTGGCTAAATGCATTTCTAGTCGCAATCCCACCTGGGTTTTGTATATGAATAATTTTGCCTGGCTGCATAAACTGTTGACCATTTCTTCCCATAAATGACAAAACCCTATTTGCTTGAAAATTAATTGGTATGCCCATTTCCATAATGTCTGCTTTATTTCTAAATACACTTCTTCTGCTCACATATTTTCCAGTTTTTCCTGGTATTAATAATTCTGGATTTATTGGAACTTTAGTTTTAGAAATCTTAAACTTTGATGAAATTTGTAAATTGCCCCCAAGTATTCTATCTCTTTGCATAATAAAAAGCCTTGCTCTTGGATTTCCTATTTTTCCCCATTCATAAACGTGGTGCATTTTTTTAGGATTTCTTACAGCATATCTATCTGCTGCCAAAACAAATTTTTCGCTTACAAGCGTAAATACGGCTTTAGCCATTTCTTGTGTATAAGTTGGACTAGTCATTTCACCAATTGCTTGAACTTTTAAATTAAGCTCTTTATTTAAGCTATCTATGCTTTTAGCGTCTAATGATAGTTTGATCATTGTCTTGTACTGGCACCCTATGTAATGTGGCTTCGTAATAAGAAAGTTTACCAAATGGGTCTAATACTGCGTGTGAAGCTGATACTTCAAATACTGTATCTGGCTGATCATATTTGTCTATTTCAACAAATACTTGCATTCCATCGCTTGATCTTATATTTGCAATTCTCCAACGCTTACTTAATAACTCTAATCCTTTAAATTTAAGTTGAAGGTTTTCATCATATCCAGCTCTTGTTTTATCTCCAGCTGTAAAAATTTTGTTATCACCTTTTGTATTTGTACCTCTTGATTTTATAGGTTCTATTTTGCATGGTACAGTTTTTTCATAAATCCATTGGCGTGATACTGCTCCAGTATCTGGATCTTGAAAGTTTTGCTGCATATAAATTTCTGCAGTCATATTCATTATTGAGCCTATTGTTGAATTAAACATTATATGATGACAATATTGGTATTACGGTATTGATCCAAGATATTATCTACGGTAACGTTACCTGTACCATTAAATGCCCCTCCCGCCATTTCAAATGAAATTTCACTGAGATCAATTTTCTTAAGATATTTGTTTCTCCAGTTAAAATCATTTGCAAGAATATCATTTACAAGAAGCATAGCTGCAATTTTAATATCTTCTGGAACATATTTGTATCCAATTTGTCCTTGGAATTTATATCTTGTTCCATCTCTAAATCTTCCATAATAAAGTACAAGGGGGTCTACTTGATTATCATATCTTACATCCCAACCCGAATTTACTATTCTTATGGTAAAGCCTGTAGGGCTTATTTCAAGCGGAAATCCAAAAGTATTTAACTTTGGATCTGTTGTATTATCAATAACTAAAATATCATTTTCCCACACTTTATCAAGTGTAATCATTTTTTGAATTAATGGGCATGCATCTGAGCCTTTTCCAAATTGTTCTTGTGAACCATAATATGTTGTAAAAGACTGGTTTGTATATCCTTCAATAATAGTTCTTGCTATTTTTTCAGCACTTGTAATTTTTTCTGGATTTTGATAAAAAAGATCTGATGGCATAGAGCCAAATCCCAAAAAGTCAATAATATCGCTTACGCTAGCGTATACCTGGCTTACTCTATAGAAATCTTCTTGATCAAATTGTGTGCCATTTATTTGATATGACCAAACTATTTTTAAAACCCTGCAAACATTTGTTAATGAAGGTGTAAGTAAATATGAATATATTCCATCTTGCTCTTCATCTGTTGCAAGACCAGAGAAACCTGTAATTGGTGCTGCATCGTCGTCTGCATCATATACGCTTACCAGCGGTACATGATCTGCTTGTACTAAAACGTTGTCGCTAAATACATTAAGATGTATTTTTTCTTGTGTTCCCCTGGTTATATCTTGCAATTAAATTGCCCCCTATTATGCGTAGTAGTCTTGAGCCTCTCGTGGAGTAGCAAGTCGAAATCCAGGCTGAGTATCAAAGATACGCTGTGCGTCTGACTCTGACATTGCTACAAAAGGATGTTCATGTGTAAATGTATATCCTAATGCCTGGTATGAAAAGTTTCCTCTTTCCATCTTTACTAAAACTGAACTTTCTGTCTTCAAAGCTTTTTTCTCTTTTCTTTCTGGTACTTCTACGTCTATCTTTTCAACATTAGCAAGCTTATCATACATTTGGAAGGTAACCCCTTCTTCTTCTAGTAGTGCTGCTAGTTCTTGTTTTGTTTTTGCAGCCGAAGCATCAACTCCGAATGTATCTGCAACTTTTTTTAATTCTGTGATTTTTAAGTCTAAAAATGACATTTGAATCCTTTCGTTAATGTTCATTATATCAGAAAATGAATAAGGGAGATATTCTCATATCTCCCTTAATCTTACATCTAATTAGATTAGAATGTGTATGTTCCATTACCACCAGTAACATTTGCACCGTGTGATACGGATCCAAATGCACCAGAAGCTACTGAACCAGCAACCTTAACGTTCTTTACGATTACGTGTGCATCGTAGTTTTCGACTGCACAACCAACACGGATAAAGAGAGTGTACTCAATTGTATCCTTCTTTGGTTGGAATAGACGATAAACAGTTACATCACGCTTGATACCAATGATAAAGTTCTGTGGGAATGTCAAGTGGACATCTCCATGAAGACCAGAAGGTGTATTGTAGTCACCAGTCTTTGTCTCATCCATCAACGGAACGTTGATGACAGGAATACCAAAAGCAAACGGAGTTACGGTACCTGGACCACCGTCGTTGGCTGCAACATCACCACGAATAACGCCAGAAGCGATATCGAATGGGTTTACAGAACCAGCATTAGCGGTTAGGTTGTATAGATAGTCTTGAACCAAGTTCGATCCTGTGAAGAAGCGAAGTTGATTACGACGTTGCTTATACTTACGTGGGAGAGTCTTGATTGCAAGGTTAAATACTTGCTTATCGAGACCAACACCTTGTGCGTCTACGACGTGTGCGTTGTCAATTGCGAGTTGACGGAATCCCTTGAACGCAGATAGCAATCCTGAACCAGTTCCGACACCGTTGATGAGAACATCCTCGATATCGTTACCAGCCTGGGTAGCCATAAGACGTGCAATGTGGTCTTCTAGATCTGGACCCTCAAGGTTATCCTCAAGAGACTCAGATGAGAGTTCCCAATCAAGACGAAGCTTGCGGGTTGTCAACGAAACCTTTGAAAATGTTGCAGCTGCATTTGAGAATTCTCCAGTCTGACCTGAAGTTGTATTTGTGTAGTCCTTTGGATTATCCTCAGAAGCTACAGTCATGATTCTCTGTCCCACTGAAACACGATCAATTTCTGTTACGTTTGAACGCATGCGGATTGTACGAGCTGCCTTAGCAAGAATCGTTGCATCCCACATGTAATCAAGGAAACGATTAGCTTGATCTGGATAGAGGAGACCAGTACCTGAAAGGGTACGACCATCGCCTGAAAGATCAGAACCTGATGTTCCGAGATTTGTTGTATCTATTACTTTTTGTAGAAGTTCATTACTCATTTATTATTTCACCACCTTATTTTTTTTAGATTATTTAGTTAAGCTATTAACACCGAGGAAGTGTCCTTGCCATATACTTTTTTGTATTTTTGTTTCCTCTAGTGACCCGTTAAGATCGCTAGACTTCTTTACTGCGGTTGCGGATTCGAACCCTTTAAGGGCATGGTCAACATATTCAATCTTGCCATACATCTCCCCAATCGTCTTATTGATTTCTTCATTCTTTGCCTTCAATTCATCAATCGCCTTGTGCATTTCTGCTCTGGTTTCCTCTACCATGCGATAAACATCTTGAACTGTTGCAGCGTGAGTTGCATAATTCTTTTCAATTGCTTCATTAATGGAGGTCTTAAGGTCGGTTACCATTTTTGTGAAATCAAGGGTATCCTCAACCTCTGAAATAGTTACAGCCTTTTCGATTCCTTCACCTGCAAAGTCTGCTGCTTCATCAACAGCAACTACTGCATCTTCTGCTGCTGGAGTTACTTCAGTAGTCTCAACTACTTCTGCGTTTGTATCTTCTGTCATTTCATTACCTCCTTCATTTTTCTTAATCGCACTAGTGACATCAATAGGCGAAACTTGTTTTGTTTTATTTTGATCTGGATAAAGGTTAATTGTTTGATCGCTGCTTATTACATTTTGTGGATCTGAGTCATGTGTTGTTGCAGCATGATCTGGTCCTGGAGCATCATCTTTTCTTAAATAAGAATCAATAACTTTTTCAATTGCTTCAAATTTTTCTGTATCAGATTGTTCAACCCAACCAATGCTTTCCATTTGATCTCCACACACAACGCAATCTTTTGCAACTGCTGTTGATGTTGAAGTTACTTCATCTTCTTTACACCAAAATACATTTTCTGTAACTATACCTTGTGCCATTTTTTGAATAGAAAAAAAGTTAGCTAAAGGGTTTGCTGGGGAGTCTACTAATGACAGTTCATGTAGGTCATAGTTATGAATGACTCTTCTTGTTTCTTCGCCATCATCCGCTTTTTCCATTTTTGCATCTACGATATTTCCACCAATTGAAAATCCTGAGTAAGTTCCATCAAGAACTTTTTCCCATGCATCCTGAGCACCCTTTGAGATATATGCTGTTACATAAACGCCATTATATTTTTTGCCAGTGCTCTTATCAAAAAAAGAGTCTTCCTTAAAATCAATCATTTTACCTACAGCTGAAGGACCATGCATTTCACGAATATTTCCTCTGAAATTTTCAAATGCTTTTTTACTAGCTTCTGATGTTACAATGTCTCCGTGACGATCTACGTTGTCCAAGGAGGCGAAGCCAGATACGGTTCTTTTTTCCTTGTTAACCTTTGCAATTGGAAAGGACAAGGCCATTGTTGATTCGCTGTTTTGCCAGTACGTCTTTTGTAGTTCCATATGTAAATAAATAATATCAAGCTTTATACATAACGCATAATTAGCAGCTAATATTAATCCTGTTTTCTACCTTCTCCTTGTGGGTTTCTTCCGCTACCCATTTTGTCTGATGCATTAAGATTTCTTTCTTTGTCCCGTGTTCTGGTTCCTTTTGCATCAACCTTGGTTTCTGTAGCATCTGTAGCATTAAGATCAAGTGGAACATCTCCGCCTTCAATTGGTGCAAGGCTTAATCTTGAACGAACTTCATTTGGAAGTATTACCTTGTTTACAAGATAGGCTGCATCAATTCTAGACTGTGTCTCCTCATCTGTAAGAGCCAATTCTTCAAATCTAAGCACAAAAGCATCTGTAAATTCAGCAATAATCTTGTTAAGTTTATACTCAAGCTCTTCTTGCATTGGACGGCAAACCTGCTCTTTAAATGTCTTATCTGCATCTTTAGCATTTGCTAGTGATACGTCTGCTGGCATACCAATTTTTGAAATTGGTACACGATGGGCAATAAGAATACGATCTCTATTTTCTACTGCATAATTCTTAAATGAAGAATCTTGAACTCCCGCTTCAATTGGCTCCATGTTAAATTCAACACGAGCATTTTCTCCATCTGATGGAAGTGGGATATAAAGAGTTCTATGGTTTCTTCCTTTGAGTCCTGTTTGGAAAAACTCCAGGAGTCTACGCTCTGACTCTGCCGTAAGCTTTGCACCTTTTACAGTAATAACATATCTTGGTACGGCTTTATTTTCAAAATAATCAAGATTAAATCTTTGAGCAAACTCATCACCCGCTACAGCATTTTTAGCAGATAAAATGTCTGGTATGCCATAGTAAGTATTGGAAGGAGTAAACTTTTTGAAGTGAATTACTTCATTTGGCTGGGGATCAGTTCCAATCTGGTCTGGGGTTTCGGTATCTCCAAAATTTCTAAAAAATGTATAACGGTTATAAACAACTTGTACAAAACCATCACGGTGACGGCGGATACGCATTGTTGTAACTGGAATATGACCAATATAACCTATTTTGCCAGTTGATGTACGACCAACTTCAAGATATGCATTTCCTGTTGCTTCTAGGTCCGTGTAGACCTTTTTCATGTTTTCTAAAAATGAATCGTCTGAGTTTAATGATTCTAGATATTCTCTTAACTCTACTTTTGCTGCTTCAATTTTTGTGCGAAGCTTGTCCAGTTTCTTTGGATCATCAATAACATCTTGTACTTTTTGTGTAACTTTAAATGTTTCTTCAAACTTATATCCCAACCCAATAACGTTTGCTACTTTAGCATTTACAGCTGAGTGATGATATGGAGATATATCATAAAGCTGTGATAAATAAAGCATGTTGTATGGAGGCTGTACAATCTGGAATAATGAATATCCAGTCAAATCTAATGGGTCTAATTTCTTTGACTTGGCATCATCTTGTCCAGTAAATGCTTTTTCTAGTCTATTTGCTTGACGACGTATATTTGGGCTTAAGCCATCATTCTTTTTTATCTCCGACCACTTTTGCATAAAAGGATCGTCAAATTCTTCTTGAGTAGTATAGGACTTTACAAATGCATCTTCAGGTGTTTTAATGTTAATGAGATTTGAGCCATCTTCATCATCATTCATAACGGTAACTCTGTGATCCATTTTTATAGCCCCATTTCCTTAGCTTCTTTAAAATATTCCATCATTGCTGGAATATCCTGTGGATCTGGCACTAGACCCATATCAGCTCTTTGTCGTTGCTCTTCAAGCTCTTCGTCAGTTACTTTTCTATGTCCCGCAAAAAACAAAGGCTTTCCTTCGTCAACGCCATACTCCTGTGCTGCTTTTTTAAGCTTTTTTATTTGAACAATGTCACCCTTCATTGACGGGATGCAAAGGTATCCGCCTTCTTCATCCATAATAAGAGATTCATCTGGCATTTGCCACATATAGAGGCCCCAGTTTACTTCATCAATTGGTGTGATTTTCATTTTTGCCATATTGCTATAATACCATTCTGTGTTGTTAAAGCGAAGAAAATGTACTGCTGACTACCATTTTTAATATGTATGTGGTCTTGATATGACAGCTATACCGCCATTTAATTTAGTTGACTCATCAGAATATTCAGCAAGGCTACCAATTATAGTTGTACCATCATCTGGCACTGAACCAACAAATAATGTTAAATAAGATAAATATCTATTCATAGCATCTGCTTGAGATAGTTCTACTTGATGCAAAGATATATGCCCTATACTGCAACTTGATGGATTTACGCCTGTTACTAGGCAACCATTTAATAAAATTTCATCTGTTTGCTGTGTAGCAAAAGCCAATACTATATGATAAGTTCTTCCTGAAACTGCTTGAAAATTATCACTATTATGGTATTCGATCCCATTTATATAAAGATGATCAATACCAGATCCAACATAGAATGTTTTTATCCCGTTATTTTCTACTAAATAAAGGGATGAGTTAGAATTTGTAGAGCTTGATACTATTGCTTCTCCCGCATCATTATATTTAAGCCAAAACTCTAAAGACTGATAGGTTGAGCTATTTGCTGATGATATTTTTGCAGTTCCTGGATATGTTGTTCCATTATCTTGACTCGTAAAGTATAGTCCCAGATTTTCAGGGTTTGAAATAATTTTATTTTGTTCTTTTGATATATTATATGTTTTTCCAGATAACGGGGCTATGGAAAACCCACCTGCATCTGAAATAATAGTTAAATCTTTGTAGATTTTTATTGATAAATTATCTAATCTTGGTTGAATTGGCAAGCTGCTATCTGGAGAATAAATTTGAACTTTTAAAAGCAAATTTGAAGAATTCATGCTAGTTGCAGTGGTCAAAAAATTTGAAACAAGTTTATTATTTTCAACAAAATTATTAAATGTCAACCCATTATCATATGATGATAAAACATGTATATTCTGTGAACCGCTATCCCAGCTTATATCTATTCCCTTAAAATTTTCATAAGCTGATATTGGAAGATTATAATACCAACTTCCATAGTATTCTTGTGAAAATTGAGTAACTGGTATAGTCAATCCAGTTCCATCAAAATATAATCCAGCGTAACTTCCTTTGTCGTAATCAGATTTTATAACGAAATCTTTTTTAATAGAATACATATAGTCTTGATTTTTTATGTCAAAATGATATGCTTCTCCTTGCTTGACATATAGCTCTGGACTACTATCTCTATTTCCCCAAACAATATGGTTGTTAATTTGATTACTTGAAAGTTTATTATAATAAAAAGCTAAATCACTTATTATATAAGAATTATTTGATGGTGCTGGACCAATATAATAAAATATTTTATTATAATTTGATTCTGTAAATTCAAACCTTGAAGACATGTTTATACTTTCTTGAGATATTCCATTAACAAATATCTCAATATTTTTTTCATTATACATTGCAAAAACATGTATTTTTTTATCATAAGAAGAAATTTGTTTTTTTGTAGTATAAGAAAGCAATGACCCAGACACCGCATCTATTCCATTTAAATTAAAATAAATTGAATCATCTAAAGCATAAATTTCAGCAATTATATTTTTATTTTCATTTTCAATTTTTATAATTGAATTTTTAGTATTTATTTGATTAGGAAATAAAATCCAAAATTCAATTCCAAATTTTACTTCTTCGGTTCCTTTGTAAAAAATTTTATATGCATTATCTAAATTAGGTATCTCTATACTTGAACTATCATTAATTTCACATGCTGCTATTTGAGAATCAGTTGATGATTTTGTTGAAAGTGGCAGTATATTTTGGAAAACAGGAATGCCTAATGTAAAGCCAGCGTGATTGCCATATTCTGAAACATCTTCTATTGTAAATGCTGATGAATCTTGAGAATATGATAATTGCATATCTATCCATTGTTGATATTTTGTATACTCTTGAAACATATTTGCATATGTTTTTTGTGAAGAAAGTCCCGCCATTGGCCAATAGGCTACAGGATCATCTCTTAAAACTATCTTTTTGTATGACATAATACCTCAATTATACCGCCTGTACAANCACTTACATATTTAATGATTATACTCTTTTGGAATATAGTTTATCATGTATGGGCCATGTATTGGATGAACCCTGGCATACTTATAAAATCTGTCAATTTTAGACTTATTTGCTGGATCTTCAATAAAATCAAAATATGTTTTACGAATTTTATTGTTATATTGTTCTGCGTCTAAAAGTTCAGTATTTGCACCACTTACCCTAAAGCTATTTGACCTTAAATCTTTATTTACATCATCTTGGAATAAATGTGACAGTGGTAATGTTTGATTTGGAAAAACAAGGGAAAAACCAGAATCAAGTAGATTAATTGTTTGAATTAATTCTTCTTCCCAAAATACAACAGATTTTGGCAAACCATAATTTTCATAAAAATTTTTATTAGAAAACGCAAACTGTGCATTAAATTTTACTGATGGGACAAAAATTTCATCAACCTTTAAATCTCCTTCTACAAGATTGGTATCTGTCCAGCTTGGCAAACCGCCGTCAAACCTAAACTGAGTTACAAAAAATGGATACTTTGCTAATTTTAATGTTCCAAAATTACCACGAACATTTGCGTCATCATGGGCATATGCTGGTAAATAAGCTGTCAATATTGTTTTTTCATTTTTTGTAACCTTTAAAGCTTCAGAAAAAATATCTATCAAGATAACGTCCCATTTTTTATCAAATTTTGTATGTGAGTCAATTTGAAGGATATAATCTTCTCCATTATACATGGACATAGCTTCATTTCTTCCAAACCCTACGCCCGATTCGTGCTCCTTACTACTAAATCTTTTTATTTTTACTTGATTATATTTTTTTAATGGTAATATTTTTTCTTTAAAAAAATTATCACAATCAATTTCTTTATGTTGGGTGTCCATAAAAACTAAACATATTGATAATTGATCTGGGTTTACAGCGTTTCTTATTGCTTCTTCTACTGTAAAATTTATTTGATTATCATACAAAGTTGGTATAGCAATATAAATAGACATTATTCTTTAATTTCTATAAATTTTGGATTACTCAAAAACAAAGAAGCTAATCTTGATGAAGACACACCAAATTTTTCAATTATTTCGTCATCCACAACAATTCCTAAAATTATAGAATTTTCTATAACTATAGGTTTTTCAATATTTTTTTTCTTTTTCTTTATCACGAGAAATCCTTTTCTTTACGCCATATCTTTTTGTAAACACCATTTCCAGCTCTTACTATATTACCTTGCTCTACAACTTTATTAGTACTTACCCAATCTTGAACATACATCCATTTTTCTCTTTTTATTGGCATAATTTGTGCATATGGTGTTCCAGCTGGGATCGTTCCTTCAAAACCACTTTTAATAAACCAGGGTATATTTCCCCATCCATTGTAACCATCTGTATCTACTATTGCAGACATTGTTGTAAAAGGAAGATCAAACCTATTTAAAGGATGAGTAATTAATGTACTATATCCCTTTGGAGTTTTCCATCCCCAATTTCCGCACCAAACTAGATGGTTATCTTCATGTCCCGCTGGTCTTGGCATTGTATGGCCCGAAAGTCCTTGTCTTTCACTTATAAAACTTTCTTCGGAATCCCATTCAATTTTTACTTTACCATTTTCATCATAAGAAACATATAAGTTTTCTGGTGTTACTAAAGCATAACCTGCAGTTAAACCATCCAAAAATGGCACACAGGTTTTTAAACCTGGAATTTCTTGCTTATGCTTATCAAAATAAGTTCTTTCAGCTTTTATGTACCATTCAGGTATTAATTTTTTCATTGGAACTGGGTGTTTAAATTTTTTATTTACACTCAAACTTGGAATAAATTTAAGTATTTTCATTTTATTATATCCTTGCTACTCTGATGATGCTGTAAAATATCCGATTGTGTATCCTTGATTTTTAGCTGACGTACTTAAAATTATACCCGCTTTACTTCCTTTTGTCTCTGTAACATTTGTCACTGTTCCCGATCCTAAAATATTTGGTGGAAAACTATTATCGCTTACTGTTACATCAATTGTTGAATTGTAAAAATGAACAGAAAGTGTATATGCAATACTTGTTAATGCGGTTGAAAAAATATTTGTTACTGTTCCAGCTACAGATTTTATTATATTGACAACATAGCTTGAAACAGCAAGTGGATCTATTGCTGGATTTGCAACTGCATTATATGTATAGTAATAATACGTTGTTTGTAAATATGGACCATTTGTAACATAACCTGAACAAACTTGGTATCTTGGAGTACCGTTAGACGAATAATATGCTACACAAGCATAAGAATAATAATATCTAGTGTAGTAATAAGATTGACTTGACCCCTGTGAAGTTGCTGTGTATGCTTGATTATATGCATATGTATAAGTATCATTAGCTTGAATAGCTGTTGATGCAAACCAATTATCTGAATCTACTACCCAAAAAGAAACCCCCGTTCCTGGTGTAACATTTTGTGCAGTGGCATATCCATTTACCGATGACATAGTTACTGCTGCTATTGAATTGTTTGATGGTAAATCATTTGATTGTGCTTGCGTTCCATTTGCAAACCAAGTTCCCCTAATTGTTTCCCAAGGTGTGCCCAGAAATCCTGTTGTGGTTCTTGCAAAAGCGTCAGAAAATGATTTTAATCCCGTTTGTATAAAGTTCATAAATCCTTGAACTATACCAGACATTATGACAATCCGTTTCCGCTAATTATCCATTTCGTTGCTTCTATTTTAAGAAGTGTTGCTACTCCATAATTTGCTAATGTTCTTGTTCCAGTTGTTCCAGATCCCGCCCACAGTAAAGTATCTGATGTTACTCCAATCGTGCAGGTTGTTGTTGAATTGTTTACAATTGATATTGTTGCACCAATTGGAAAAGCTGATGTAGAATTTGCTGGAATTGTAAATGCTGCAGGTGAAGTAGAATATGTATTATAAATATGTTTTCCCATATCTGAAAAAGCAAAAGTTTTTGTAGAAGTTGCAGAATTAATAACTTGAGGTATTCCTAAAAATCCTGGTGCTGAAGCTGTAGATGAACCTGTAGCATCTGAAATTGTTGATGGTATTGTTCCTGTGGGACCTGTGGCACCTGTTGCACCCGTTGGGCCTGTGGCACCTGTTGCACCCGCTGGACCTGTAGATCCAGATGCTCCTGTGGCACCTGTTGCACCTATGCCTGTAGGTCCTGTAGGGCCTGTAGCTCCTGTTGGGCCACCCGCTGGACCTGTGGCACCGATTGGTCCTGTTGGTCCTGCAGGGCCTGTAGCTCCTGTCGGACCTGCAACTGCAGTAGATTGTGCAATTAAAAGAATTGAAGAATTATTTGTAGCTGCCCAAGATACACTAGACGCTGTTACTGAAAAATCTAAATATTGACCTGAATAGTATGTTGGTGCAGCATTTAATGTCCATTTTTGATAATTTGCACCATTTGTTTCATCTTGGAGTAATAAAACATCTCCTGATTTTAAAGAAGAAATAAATATACTTACATCAATGTTATCTCTTGTGCCATCACTAACAAAAATATGCGTTGCTGATGATTGTGTTGTATTATTCCAAGAAATATTACCTGTCCCAGGGTTTCCTGATTGCGTAGATGTTTTTGCTGTATATTTAAAATAGCTTGAAGAAAATCCATTTGCTCCTGAAGGCCCCGTTGGACCTGTGGCACCGATTGGTCCTGTTGGTCCTGTAGCTCCTGTAAAACCAGTAGGTCCCGTAGCACCCACTGGACCAGTAACGCCTGTTGGTCCTGTAGGACCAGTAACACCTGTGGGTCCTGTAGGACCAGTAGGGCCAGTGACACCTGTGGCACCCAAACCTGTAGGACCTGTAGCACCTACTGAACCTGTAACACCTGTTGGCCCTGTAGGTCCTGTAGCTCCCGAAGGTCCTGGATGTGTACTTAAATATGTGTCTACATCTGCAGCCAAATAACTCAAATCTCTTGGTACATCTGGAGAATCTGAGTATTGAGGGTATCTAAATCCTTTATTATTTGGCACAGTTGACATATTTAAATTATACCACTCTCACATTAATTTCTAGAATACCATCCGTCGCCCCATAGTTGATATAGGCGTTTAAAATATGTTTCATATTGATACCTAATCGTATCTACGGAATAAAGAGATTTAGCTCTATCTGATATGGTTTTTGGATCAAGACTTTTAACATCTTCCGCTGCTTTACAAAATTCATCAAGAGTTCTACATCTATATCCCGTCAAACCATTAATATTAGTTTCAGTAAATGCACCCCAATCTGTTGTAATTGTAGGTGTTCCACATGCTTGTGCTTCAATAGCAACATTTCCAAATGGCTCTATATATAGTGTTGGTGCAAAAAATCCTATTGCCCCGCCCATTAACTCTGCTCTTTGTTCTGGTCCTACTGGACCAATATATTCGCCATAAGACGGTATCTCATCTCCTGGTCCTGCCATAATTAATTTAACACCAAGCTCTTTACAGGTATCTGATGCTATTTGAATACCTTTGCGAGATATCATTCTTCCCATATAAAGATAATAATCTTTTTTAGTTTCTTGAAGCGGAAACATATCTGGATCTAAGTACCCTGGAATAACTACATCGTAAAAATTTCCATCTACTGCAGTTGGATTTTTAAACATAGAATAAATACTGTGCATCCAAGCATATGATTCAAATACTTTGTAATTACTAAATACTCCACCATAACCTACGCCAAATTCTACTGATATATGTGATGGATAAGCATCTGCAATTGGCTTTTGCATAGTCCCACCAATTAGACAAATAAAGTCTTTTTGCTCAAGTCTTTTGCCAAGTTCTTCAATTGCATTCTTTGTAAATATTTGCCAGTGTGGGAGGGCGGGATCAAAAGGAACAGAAGTATAATGATATCCATTAGCAGCTTCAGCTCTTTGTTCTTCAGTAATACAAGTAATTAATTCATCTACATTTGCTTCATTTTGATCACCCGCATATAAATATACTGTATGACCTAGAGACTTCATCATATTGCAAAAACGCCTAACTTTTTCAGTATAGGCACAATTTACATAGTCTTTAGTAGTTTGCGTATGTGGCAAACTTATAACGTGAAAACGCATATTTATCCTTAGTTAAATGAATCTCCACAAGCACAAGAGCTTGTAGCATTTGGATTATCAATCGTAAAACCTTGTTTTTCTAACGTGTCAGCAAAATCTATAGTTACCCCATCTAAATAAGGTGCACTCATCTTGTCCATAACAACTTTAACGTCACCAAACATTTTTATAACATCGCCCTCTATTTCACGATTATCAAATGCAAGCTTGTATCTTAATCCTGAGCACCCGCCTGGCTGAACACCAATTCTAAGGTACAAGTCATTACGTCCCTTTTCTTTAAGAAAATAATCAACTTTGTTTTGTGCTGCTTCAGTTAAGAGTATAGTACTCATTTATTCTCCTCAAGTTCATTTCTTGACCATTCATTATCTTCAATGGTATATGTAATATTAGGGTTATCTGGAGAATCCGCTCCAAAGTCGGGGGTTGACTGAAAGTTTACAAAAGGTGTATAAGAAAATTTAATTGCTCTTGGTGGACATAAAACAGTTGTTGGTAAAACGTCATCCCATATTTCTTTTGGAATTGGAACAGTTCCAGTATTATTGTCTAGTCTGTTATAACCAAGGGATTGAATTGTATATGCAAAAACGTCGGGGGACCATGATTGACAGCTACCGCAAGCAGTACATACACCTTGGTCTACTGCTATATAAAGCTCATCATGTGCCATAATTACTCCTGAATTGTTTCTACACCCTTTATAGTGGGCATTCTAGTACATACTTCTTCTTCTATATATAATAGCGTACTTGCTGAAACTCCGCAAGATCCGCATGCTCCCTGAAATGATAATCTAACCCATCCGTTAGTAATATCAACAAATTCTATGTGACCTCCGTCACTTTCTACATAATCACGAATTTCTTCAAGGATTTCTTTTACACCATCAACAAGTGGTCCCTCAGTAATTACTGTTTCAGAACCTTGCTGCATAAATAAAGACTTTTTAATTCCTAAAATTGGAGCTACAACAGAATCTGGATCACTTGCTATATCTACATCTGTTTCGTCTAAGGGTTTATATATAAAATCTGCCATGATTAATCGTGATTGTGAATAACACCATGTTGATGGTCTTGACTGTGTGTTGCACAATTATGTTCTTCGTGTATCCCGTGTGTAAAACAAAAACGAGTAAATATTCCTACAGAATCAACTGGCTCTATAACCATAACCTCCATATAAGGCTCTATCATATAAGAATGTGTTCTTTTTTCTAAGTTTAAAAAAGCATAAATTCTTTCTGGCAAAACGCTAGTTGCGAGAAGCTCAAACACTTCTTCTTTTTCAATAACAAGTTGTGCAATTTTATCAACAAACTTTTCAAAGTTAATCTGATTTGCTGCTTCAGTTGTAGAGTTAAGATATGAATTTAAAGCATTTTGAAAACCATCAACTTTATAGCAAATGTATTTATATTCTTTACATAAATCGTGATTTAGCTTTATAAACATTTTTTGCTCACCTTCAAGAGCAAGTATTTTTCTAAGAAGCTCCTCTTCATTAGGCTCCATAGTTCCATACTTTTTAAAAAAATCAATTCTTTCTTGTTCTACTGTTTGCATTATTACCCCTAGGTAGTTGGTATTTCTTTTCCATCTAGAATAGATGTATGTGGTATGTGAGGAAAATTATAGAATGGACTACCCTTCATATATTTCTTTCCATTTTCATCTTGAAGCACTTTTCTTCTTCCGCTATCATCAATTACAGTAATATTTACCATACCTTTTCTTTGGCTTAAATATGCTGATATTGCTTCCTCACGGGAATCAAATATTTGCTCTGTACGTTGTCCATCAAGACGGTATGTTTCGTCTATGTATAATAAATATTTCATTATTAGCTCAAAGACTGCAATATATCAATTGCTTTTTGAATAATAGCTGGGTTTTTTGTTTGAATTGCCTTCATGCTTAAATAATAGTAATACTGATGATTTCTTTCATCTGTTGTAAATCTTTTATTCTCGTCTAAAAGGTCTTCCACATTTGTTAAATCTGGGTTTTGAACTTTTGCAAAATAATCAATAAAATCAAAATCTATACATCTATTTGAAGCAATTCTTGTTTTTAAATAATTAAAAAATGTATTTTTGTTTTTAGATATATCTTCAACTAACAATGATAATGAATTTAATGCAACTTCAACAGGAGAAGAAAAATCAGGATCATTTAAGCTAGCAATCAAACTGTTTAAATCTTGAACTACCGATTGATCTTCTGCTTCAATTTTCATAGCAATTTGACTTGCTGATTCTGATATTGATAATAAATCCATTATATCCTCTTAACCTACTATATTTGTATTCATCAATGTTTGTAAATAAGTTATTGCGTCTGACATTGATGATGTATTAATTATATCATATTGGGTTACGCCATATGACTTACCGCTGCTTGGAAAATTATTTAAATCTGTTAATATTTTTGTTGCATGTTCTATCAGTACTTTACCGTCCTGTACTGGAGTTACTGAATAAGCATTATATGTTGGAGTTAAAGATCTTCTTGTATACTCCCCGACTGTATATGTTAAAAAGTCATTAAAATCTGCTGAAGTAACAGTTCCTTTTGCAAGTATGTTAGCTCCAATTGCTGCTATTGTTGAAGAAGCAGCACCCGAAGTACATGCATTATTACAAGTACCAGAACAAGTTCCTGTGCAAGCTGTGCAGCCTCCAGAGCAAGTTCCAGAGCATCCAGAACAACTGCCAGAACAAGTTCCAGAGCAACTTATGCATCCACCAGAACAGTTTGAATTACAGTTTGCAGTACATGTTCCTGAACAAGTTCCTGTGCAACCAGTACATGTTCCTGAACAAGTTCCTGTGCAACCTGTACAAGTTCCTGTGCAACTAGAGCAGCTTGTACAAGTTCCTGAACAAGTTCCTGAACAAGTTCCTGTGCAACCTTTGCAACCACCTGTACACATACCAGTACAACTGGTGCAACCCACACATGCTGTGCAACCGCCACCGCAACCACCAGCACAAAATCCTGAACAACTTCCTTTAGCACAAGCCATTAAAAATCCTCCTTAGCCAAATCGCATAACATCCAGTACTCATCTTCATCAATGATTTCAAGAGCCCACGAAATAGGCATATTCATAGCAAATCTTCTTTTCTCATTATACCGCCTATAGACTTTATTCCAATAATATACGTTTGCCAAAACTCTTGCTCTATGCATTTTGCAAGCATGCGTAGCTTTGATATCTGGACTACCAGTATAGTCATAGTTCATTGCTGTACACCCGCCACAACCTGATGTGACTGGGCATTGTAAACATTTTGGTGGGGACTGGCTAACTCTTGTAACATTTGTTAATAGATTAAGCCATTCGTTTTCTTTATTCCATTCGAGTCCATCCCAAACATTTCCAATTACTTGTTCATCTTTTCTATTAAGGGTATATTTTAAGAATCTCAAACATGGTGTAGCTTGTCCTTCAGCACTAAATGCCAACATACCACCGTTACCACCACAAAAATTATCATCATTTGGAGCTTGTTTGCCTATTGATTCATCAAAATAAGATAAGAAATATTTTTGATTTCCTTCTTCGTCACATAGCCAATCAGCTAGTGCTTTAAGGTTGTCATATCCAATTTTAGAATCTGGAACTTCCCACCCTTTATCATAAACAAAATTGCTTATACCACCAGTAACACCTAACTCTTCAAATAAATGTTTAAATGATTCAACCATATATGGAACATTTTCATGTGCAATAGTTGCTTTAGTTTGAGCTCTTCCATCATTATCTTTAACCCATTGCTTTACAGATCTTTCAACAATATCATAGCTTCCTTTACCATTTCTATAAACACGGCAAGTGTCATGAAGTTTTTTATTTCCATCAATAGAAATAGTTGTACTTACACGATCTTTATTTCTTGCAAGAAATTGTTGTACCTTTTTAGAAAGATATAAAGTTCCATTTGTACTAATTGAAATCATATAGTTATATTGCCAAGGGTGATCTAATTCAAATGTTTTAAATTTAAAATACTCTACAATATAATCCATAAGATCAATTTCAAGCAATGGCTCTCCACCAATAAAATCTAAGATAACGGCTGGAGTTTTATTTANATCATAATAATCTTTAACTTTTTCTTGTTCTAGCATCATGTCTACAGCAGCTTTGGCTACTTCTTTTGTCATTCTTGCATTTGTTTTATGTGTTTCATAGCAATATGTGCAAGCCAAATTACATTTTTCAGTTACAACAAAAGTAACATTTTTTACAACTAAATCTAGCTCTTCATTTGTTAGATCTGATCCTGTTGGTATAGAGCAATTTGCATCTAACGGGTTTATTCTTCCTAGTTTTTCTAATTGATAGGAAGAAAGTAAGTCGCCTTGAAAAAAACTTTGATAATCATTAAAGTCCAACGGAGTTATATAGTTGGCATTTCTTGGTTGTATTTTAGACAATTTATCCCCTTATGCGTTTAGTATTAAAGCTGAAATTCTTGATATATCTGCACCGTAATGTGGCTCTAGTGCTTTAGCTATTATTGATCCTGTTTGAGTTCCCGCCATAGCAACACCAGGAATTTGTGACGCTACAAGTAAATCTCCAGGCTTTACATCTCCTACGACCTTTACTCTTACTCTACCCGCCATGCCCACTGAAGCATAATCTCTTTCATCATTTCCATCGCCCTTACCACCAATGCAGTGTGCATAATCATCTGAATATACTCCAACTACAAGTTGATCAAAAGCTTGGCGGGACTTAATAAATCCCTCTCCATCTGGATTAATACATACAATATCTCCTGCCTCAAGAGACATATCATCTTTTTTAAAATATTCAGCATAATCGTTATATACTGCATTATAAACTTTTGTAGCATATAAATAGCCTTCATAGTTTAATTGTGTTGTACCTGTAGGGGCTGTTGTAGATGTATTCCAAGTTCCTGCGGTTCCCGCAGTTCCTCCTGCACCAATTGCATTTACATATGCCCAGGACGCTGATGATCCATCTGTTGTAAGCCATTTACCTGAATTTGAAGTTTGTGTAGGCAATGATACTGGAGCTGCTGCCCATTTAACACCATTTGTTGCAGTTGAGTCTGCTGTAAGAAGATATCCATTTGTTCCCACTGCTAATTCTGATGTAGTATTTACACCAGTTCCAATTACTATTCCACCTTTAGTTCTAGCTGTTACTCCAGAACCTCCACTTGTTATTGGAAGGGCATTTGCAAGAGTAACTGTTCCATCTGTAGCAATAGTTAGTGCAGCAGTAAGAGTTCCCGACTTTAATGTTGATAATGTTAAAGAACCAGTTGTGGATGATCCATATGTTCCTGTTACAGCTGCATATGTTGTGGTACCATCACCAAATCTAATAACTGTTGGAGTTAATGTTGAATTTGTAATTGGCCATAAATCACCATTTGCATCAATTCTAAGTTGTTCTAAAGAATTTGTAGAAAAACCTAATGTGTTTGTTGCAGGAGCAAAAATACCTGCAGTAGGAACAGTAGTAGATGTTGGAACAAATGAATTTGCACTTTGTTGTGCAGAAAAATTATTATTTGCATTTGTTAATGCTACATTTGTAATTGCACCTGAAGATCCATTTACAGTAAGTACACCAGTGTTGGAAATTGTAACTGCTCCTGAACCGTCAAACGATGACCCTGAAAGCCCTGTTCCAATTGTTAGTGGATTTGTTGTTGATGCTTTAACAGTAATTGCTGCGGAGCCATCAAATGCTACTCCGTTAATATTGCGTGGGGTAGCAAGCTTAGTTGCTGTATCAGCATTTCCAGTTAGTGCACCCGTAAATCCTGTTGATGAAACTGATGTTAATCCAGAAATTGTTGTAGCTGATGAACCTAGATTAATATCTGTAGTTCCAACTGTTACCTTTGAATTAGATAGCTTGCTATTTGCAATAGAACCAGCAAGCATTGTATTAGTAACTGTTGCTGTATCTGTTGTATATACACCATTTGTTACAGTTCCTGCATTTCCTGATACAGTACCAGTAACGTTACCTGTTACATTACCTATTAAATTACCAGTAAATGTTGAAGCTTTAACTGGGGCAAGTGCAAACGATGAATCTCCAGTATTAATTGTAACACCAGGCTCTGGCGTATATCCCTGGAAGAATGTCCAAGAGCCATTGTTTGTTACATCACGGAAAACACCTCCGTGTACGTGACTTCCACCTACTTCATAAGCACCAACAATAGCCAAATCTGGATTTGCTGCTGCAAAGAATTGGGCGGTTCCGCCAGAAGTATATGTAACAGAAACTGTCTTAGTTACAGTAAAGTATGCTTTATTACCAGAGTTACGCTTTGAAAGAACAGTAGCATTATCTGTAGATGAAATATTATAACTTGAAGGTGTTATTCCATCAATAACTACTGCCTGTCCAACGGATATATTAGTATTATCCGCAACCTGATATTCTACCGATGTTGTATTATATGTAGCACCTGTAATATTCATTTCATAAGGATCATTTAGATAAATAAAGCTATTTGAAACAGAAAGGCTATTGCTATTTACTGTTGTAGTAGTACCACCAACATGCAAGTTACCAGAGATTGTTAAGTCCCCGCCAATATTTGCTGCACCTGTTGTAGTAACAGTATCTGATGATAATCCTGTAACAGATGGGCTGGTAGCAAGAACAACTGCTCCTGTACCCGTTACTGAATTTACAGTTGTTCCATTAATTTTAAGAGTATTAGATGCTGAATCAATAGTTTTGTTTGTTAAAGTTTGTATTCCAGTTAAAGTTGCATAAGTTGATGTATCTGGAGCTGGTCCAGTTGGACCTGTTGCTCCAATTGCACCCGTAGCACCTACTGGTCCTGTAGCTCCTGTTGCCCCTATTCCTGTTGNTCCTGTGGCACCTACGGGGCCTGTAGCACCTGTTGGCCCTGGAACTGTTGAATTTGCACCCGAAGGTCCTGTGGCACCTACGGGGCCTGTAGCACCTGTTGCCCCTATTCCTGTTGGTCCTGTGGCACCTACGGGGCCAGTTGAACCTGTAGGACCCGCTAAACCAGTTGCTCCTGTAAGACCTACGGGGCCTGTAAAACCAGTTGCACCTGTGGTTCCTGCTGGGCCAGTTGGACCTGTAGGTCCTGTAGGTCCTGTTGGGCCTTCTGCAGCGGAGGCGGTGGTAAGTGTGGATCCATCATCAAACACAATACCATCAGAACCTAAATAAACTCCACGCCATTTTAATGAATTGGAACCTAGGTAATATTGATTATTATTATCATCAGGGAGTAGGTTTCCTTCGGAATTTAATCCGCCTTCTACTCTAAATTTGATTTGACCCATTTAACACCTCTAGCCTATTATATCGCAGGAATATCTAAATACATATATAAATAAAGGCGGGGATTTTAAGTCCCCGCCCATACTTTAAGCTATTTTATAGCAATGATGTGGCTGTACCACGAACTGCGTATGTTCCAGAACCTGTAACATTTACAATTATATGCTTGCTTGAGTCAAATGAGACTGTAGCAGCGATTGTTGTACCTGAGTCTACTACTCCGTATTCTGTCCAAATTGGGGCGGATCCGCCATTAAATACTGCAGTTAATTTAGAAGTTCTAGCATTACCTGAATTATCAAGAATTTGTAGAAATATATCTGTAGCTTTTGTAGCTGCAGCTAATGTTTCAACAGTTACATCTGAACCCATTGCATAAGTTGTATCTGTAGTATTACCAAATGCTACAACTTTAGAAGATACTCCATCTGCATTTTGAGTTGTGACAGTTTTAACTGAAACATCTGTTGTTGATGCAAGAGTATCTTGCTTAGCATCCAACTGTGTCTGGATGTTAGATGTCACACCATCAAGGTATGAAATCTCTGTTGAAGACACCGTAATAGTACTTCCACTATTAACAGTTACTGTGTATCCTGTAGGTACTAGATTTGCTGCAGAACCATAAATACCAGAAGGTAAGGTGTTAGCAGTATTATCTACTGAGTAAATTTTATTTGTGTTACCAAATACTCCAGGAGTATAGACACCAGTAATGGTGTATGTTCCTGCACCAGTTAATGGTGATGGGATAGTGATAGTATCTCCAGGGTTAAGTGATAGTACTCTGGTATCAGTTATTCCACCACCGTCCCACCAAAATCCAACTACAGGAGCATTGTCTCCATAATTTTTTCCGTAAACAATTGATTGTGAAGTAGGGACTTCAATTGTAAAGCCCGAACCTACAGTAACTGTTGGGTTATTGAGGGTAGGAGCATCAGATACAGCGATTGAATTTCCGCTAATAGTGATGTTAGAACCAGCTGTGTACTCACCAGCAGCAGAGAACTGTGTCCACTCTGTTGTAGAGTTTCCAAGAATCCAACCAGTTTTTGCGTTGGCAGTTCCTGACTCTACGAATACAAAGTCACCCTTAGCAGGTGTCTGCTCGTCTGCAGCACGTGTAAGTGAACCATCATTTTGAGTAACGTAAATGCCGTTTTCTGAAGCGGTAGCCTGGTCCTTAACAAGGATACGGTCCCCAGGGTTCCAAGCGTTAAACCCATCAAGTGAGTCATTATCTGCGTTCCATGTGCTTAAATTAATCATGGATGTAGAAGCTGCTACTACAGAGTTCTTAACATTAAGACCCTGAGCAGTTGCATCTACATATGCCTTGGTAGCAATAGTTGTTGTATCAACGTCAATTGTTGAACCTGTAATAGTTATATATGTTCCTGCTGTTAATGTATCTTGTTTACCTGAAATATCAGAGGCAACAAGGAATCCTTGGCTTCCTACATAAGTTTCTGTAGCATAACCAGAAAGTGCGGAATTTGTAATAAACCCTTGTGAATTTACATAGGTTTCTGTAGCATAACCTGACAATGATGGAATATCAGTTGTTTTAGCAAAACCATCTGTTACAAGTGTTGATTCAACTGTTGTGTAATCTAAACCAATTATTCCAGATGAGTATGTGACTCCGCCTGTTCCAGATAAATGATTATCTACGTCTGTATTTGTATAGCCTGCTGGAACATTGCCCATTGTAACAATTTCATTATTTGTTGAAACTGAACCAATGTATGCTTTGCTTCCGTTAGCGGGAGACAAAACAATGTTTGCATTACCAGTAACAGTAAAATCACCAGATCCCGCAACATCAATTTCAGATACTGAAATTGTGCCATTTAATGTTAATTCATTTGCTGTAACTGTAAAGTTAGAGTCTACTGATTGAATATATTGTCCTGAAGAGGTAATATAGTTATATCCTGTAATTACTCCATTAAGGTCTGCTGTTAATGCATAACCTGAAAGATCTGCTGAAACAAGGAATCCTTGGCTTCCAACATATGTTTCTGTAGCTAAGCCAGTAAAATCTACATTTAATTCTCCATCAGTTACTGATAGATTTGAGCCAACAGATGTTATATAAGCTGGCGGGATAGAAATGTTACCAATTGCGGTAGTTACGTATCCTTCGGTGGCAATATTGTCGCCATCCCATGTGAGCATACCTGAATTATTATCGAGGATTAATCCCTTGATATTCAGACCCTCACTAATTTTAAAATTTGCTAGTGACATGTCGTATTTTATCCTTTTAATAACGCCTTAAATTTAGGCTATTGTTGTTTTAAGAAGTTTAACCTGAGCGTTATTTGTATTGGCATCTGATATTTGTATTACCAATTTTCCTAATTTCCCGCCTGGGATAGTAGTTGTGCTAGCATCAATTGATAGTCCAGCAATATCATTACCTATACTTATAATACCATATTCTGTATAATAAACTGAACTTTGATCTGTTAATATCATAATTTTAGAACTTCTAAAATTTGTTCCTTGTTTTATTTGCACTGTATATTCTATTGTTGTGTATAAACTTAAATCCCAAGTGTCAACAACTGTTGGAGAAATTGTATCAATTGGATATTCTATTAAATTTTCTTTTTGGAATGAACTCCAAACATCACCGTCAAAATATCTTACTGTATTTAAATTATCATTATAGTAAAATGTACCCATTTGGGCAGAAGTAGGATCACTTTGTAATGATACTAAGTTGATTGGGGTTAAAAACTTTTTTGCCATTTTACTCCTATGATATTAAAAGGGGGAGAGAGAAGATTATTCCCACTCCCCCCAACTTTTATTATATCCTATTTAGCCAATTACTACTACTGTATAGGTTTCACCAGAAGCTGGTGCTGCAGCAAATGATACGGTTAGTGCATTTGTAGATGTTCTCTTAATATCTACTTCAACATCTGCTCCATTATCTGGACCATATGTTTGATATACACGAGCAATAACATCACTAGTTCCCAAGTTGTGGGTAATTGTAAATGTTGTGTTAGAGAAAGGGGTTACTGGTGTGATGTCTACTGAATACTTACGAGTAACATCAGATATATCTGTAGACTTAACAAATCCATCTGTAACAAGTTGTGATTCAATTGCTGTATAGTCTGCAGCAACATTACCAGAGTTATCAATTTTTACACCATTTGAAGTCTTTACATAAAGACCACTGTCATTATCTAAACCACCGTCTGTATGATAATTTACTTTAAGTCCAGAACCTGTTACCTCAAGACTATCGCTATCAAGAATTACAGAGAATGAAGTTCCATCAAGAAGAATTGATGTACTTCCTGTATATGTTCCTTGTCCTGAGAATTGTGACCAAGTTTGTCCTGTAAAATCATTCAAGTAATGATTTGATTGAACCCATGAAGTTGCACCATACTGTGTTCCTTCTTCTACAAATACTGCTGCACCTACAAGTTTTGCAAATGTATCTGCATCTGTTGAACGTGCAATAAACCAGTTTGTATTGTCATCATGATATGTATAGATACCATCAACATCTGCACCTGCAGATGTAATAAGAATTCTATAACCATCTTGAGCATTAGTTAATGCTGGATGCCCATCAATTACAAGGGTACCAGTAGCACCAGAAAGTGGCGGATTTGAATCATTCCAAAGGAGATTTACCGCTTGCTTCCAAGATAATCCTGATTGAACTTCTGCAAGATCAGAGAACTTAACAACCTTATTATCTGCAGTAACTGAACCCAAATAAACTGAGTTATTATTATCAGATTGAAGAATAAGATTATTTTGAGTTGCATTGATAACTAAATTGTCATCACCATCTCTAGCAATATTTGCTACCTGATTACCAGAAGCTCCTGGACCATAAACTTTTATGGCTCCCTTTACTGTAACAGTTGCAGTTCCGCCATCAAGATTTCCATCGGTGTTTACATTAAATAAGTTTTCACCATGATAATCTTGAATATTAAGGAAACCATCAGATTCATAATCTGCTCCGCCAATATACTGACCGCCAGATACAAATAATCTTCTACCATTATTAATATATAGATGAGTATTATTAATATTAATTTGACCATCTGCGGTAAGATTAATGTTATTATTGTGTGAATTAAGGTCTAAATCTCCACTATTTGTTTCTAATTGTAGACCAGAGTTTATACCTGTAAGTCTTAATGAACCATCAGACTGAGCAGCAATAATTCCTTGCTGAGTTCCATCTCTCCAATATTCTGTCTTTTGAAGATGAATTTCTCCGTAACCAGAACCAATATTTACTATATTATTTGATGGAGAAAGCTGAATTCCATACTCGGCAAATACTTCAATATTGCCAGTATCCGTGCTTGACCAAATATATCCATCTGTTGGATTTGTATATCCTGTGAAGTTTAACTTATCACCAATTGTTTTATTGTAGAATGTTTCTGTTCCACCAATTGTTGGTACTTGATTATAAGCATTTGCTCCTGCCCCACCAGCATTGTTCCAGCCGATGTAAACTTTACCTGTTCCTGGGCCAGATGTTTCTCCTGTATAAAGAATAATATTGCCATCATTACCATTTGCTCCTGCACGAAGAGCAAGGTCTCCATTAGCTTCAAGGTGTAATGTTGGGAATCCGCTTGCACCAGAATTTGAATTTAAGAACAAATAACCTGCTGGGGGATTACCCTCAGAAGAAATATTAACAAAACTATTAATATTTATTATTCCAGTTTTTAAACCACTTTCATTATAGTTGCTATATCCATGATATTGATTATTTATATCTCCATTAGAATCAACTTGGAAAACAGAATAATCATTACCATTTCTTACATCAAGAACTCCATTGTTTTCGCTAAATGCTCCACCTAATGTAAGTCCTGTATTAATGTTTACAGAATCTGCTAAAGATATTGTTGCTGCTTCACCATTCATGGAAACATTAATTTGATCTGTTGTTCCGCTTATGGAATGAATTGCACCTGCTGAAATATCTCCAATTGTTGCAATTCTATTATTTCCATCAAGTTGTGGAGTACCAATATATGCATAGTTACTTCCTGGAAGAAGAATAATATCATTATCTGCAGTTAGTGTTAAATCAGTTCCATTAGATGAAATTTTTTCTGTCTTAGCAGATCCAAATACTATTCCACCCTTTGTTACATCTTGTTGGCCTTGAATAGCAATATGATTTGAAACATTTAAATCACCAATATAAGCATCATCGCCTATTGCAATATTTGTTCCAATATTATTTCCTGTTACAGAAAGAGATGTAAATGATGGTGTACCTGAAATATTTAATTCGCCATCTGTTACAGAAAGATTAGATCCTACTGCAGATATATACTGAACGCCTACTGGTGACCAGTTTCCTGTTCCCGTACCAGTTGAGTAGTAGAATGTGCTATCTCCTGTATTGAAGTATAGCTGTCCTGCTGCTAACGCTGATGGGGCGGAAGATGCAGAATGGATAACTGCATTAAGTAGCTGATTACCCTTAAGATTTATATTTGTTAAAAATGTTTTTGCCATTTTTTATTCCCCTTTATTTAATTTTATGTCCTAAGACAAGTATGCATATCCTGAAATTGCTTCAGAAAATGTCAGAGTTAAGCTATTTTCATTGGTATGTGCTATATCACATTCTACATTATTTTGACCATAATCAATAACAATTACGTTTGGTCTAAAGCCCAGGTTATGGGTTATATTCCATACATTTGCGTTTGATTGTTTTTCATATGTAAAAGATACTGCAGATATAATATTTTCTAGATTTCCTGGATCTCCCTTTGGGCCTCTGGCACCTTTTGCACGAACTATTATTATATTATTTGACATTAGTTGATAGTCCCCGCATTCACCATAAACCAGCCTTGAATAAATGTTACATTATCTCCATATTGGTCTGTACCTTGTATTTGATATGAAGCTCTTGGATAATTAAACTTTCTTGTTTTTTCTGGATTAATTGTTATATCCATGATTCCAGCTGTTGGGTTAGATATGGTAATTCCATCACCTTGTATACAAGTAGCAGACAAAATTCGACCTCCTGGCTTATCTTTAATTTCCATTCTTACAGTATAGCCAGTAATATCTATTGGATTTTTATCTTCATCTTGATATTCTAATTGAAGCTCAAAAGAATCACCTTGAGTGACTTTCCAATTAACATCTTGATCAATACTTGTAACCACAGATTACCCCATAAAAAAACGTATTATAACTGATTATAGCATTTTGAGGTAAAAAGCCATAGATATCATTGATTTATATCTACTATTTCACATTCTCCAGATACACAAGCTAATGCCTGCGTTCCAGTTGTTGTATCTTCTAATTCATACATTGAAAGAGCTTCCCAATTAATTGCTTTAGGCATTTTTTCTAAAAGCTCGTTATATGCTATTTCGTCAATTTCTTGATACGGAGCTTGTTTATAGGTGTGATCTGAATATGGTAAAAATGAAATTCCAGAAACTTCATCAAAATGCTTGTATACCCAAGCACCAACTTCCATCCACTCATCTTCTTTTACAGAAACTGTAATTGAAGGCTTATGCTCACACCAATGACGCTGATATACAAGCCATACTTCAAGTTGCTGAATTGCAGTTAATTTATCTCTTGTAATTGCGTGAGCAGGTGCTTTTACAGGAAATGAAAATACTGTTGTATCATTTGGCTTCATTACATCGTCTTCTGCAGGAATTCCAGAATCTACTAAGAACTGAGTAATAGGGTCCTTCTTATCTCCACGAACTGTTCTAATATAATAATCAGAATGCCATGCATGCATTCCTGAAGACACCCCGACCAATTGGGAAACTGTTCCTGATGGCTTTACACAGGTAACTGCTGCTGAGGCGGGAATCCCAATTTTCGCTGCCTCTTCAATATTCATATCAACTGCCCATTGACGAAGATTATCTAGTACTCCAGAAAGTTCTTTCAAACCTTCTTGGCCAGAAAAGAACTTGTGTCCAAATTGACCAGTTAATGAAACACCAAGTAGTCTTTCTTCTTCAGTATTATCTTTCCAAACTTTACGTATATATTTAAAATCTGTTAGTGTTGATTGCCAAGTTCCAAGAATCGCAGCAAGACGAACTTTATTCGTAACATCATCAATCGTATCTTCTTCACGTAATACGACTTCTGAAAGATTACAAAACTGATAAGGACGTAAAATAATTTCTGAACAAGGGTTTGTTCCATAATGAATTTCTGGGTCTCTACGACCATATTTTGCTGCTTGTTTCTGTGCTGCTGCAACATTGTAGATACCACGCTCTCCTGATTTTGAATCATATAATGATTTCCATTCTGATATAAACTGTTCCATTTCTGGCTTGCGAGAATAGGCTACAGAGTTATTTGATAATGCACGTTGAGCATTATTCTCCCACCAGTTACCTGATTTGGCTCTTGCCATTTCAATATCGTTAATATTTGAAAGAGAAATCATTGCAGAGCGACGTACTCCACCAACAACAACGACTTCTCCAATTTTACACATAATGTCATGTGCTTCAATTGGCTTTAATTGACGACCAAGTGCTCCTTTAAAAACTTGAATTGTAAAATCAAAAAGATTAACTAGTGGTTGAGGTCCTGATGATCTTCCACCCATAGTTTTAAGACGGGCTCCAGAAGGGCGAACCTTGCTAATATCAATTTGAGGAATTTGTCCTGCCCAAAGAAGTGAAAGAAGTTCACGATAAGCTTTTGCCCAACCTTCTTTTGAATCTCCTACAATAACAGTAGTATTTGATTTTTCTAATGTCTCTGGGAGTGAAGGTAATTTATTAATGTACTTATACTCAACAGAGAATCCAACTCCAGTTCCACACATAAGAATATACATTGCTTCATCAAACGACTTAGCATTATCAACTGGAAGAAATGCACAGTTGTAACCAGAAATATTTTCTCTTTCCAATGCTGGTCCAGCAGTCATAACAGAACGCATTGATGGCATAACGTTACGATTAAATACTGCTTCACGAAGTTCTTCAACAACTTTAGCACTTGGTTCATACTGATGTTTTATAAAAAGTTGATCAAGCATAAACTTAAAGTAACGGTCTACAGTTTCACCCCATGTTTCACGACGATTCTCGTCCTCAAGCCAGCGGGCGTAACGAGAAAGTGCAATAAAATTTTCATATGGATTTTCAATAACTCTAGACATGTTTTGCTCCTATTAAAATAAAGTAGATTCCCAGTGTATCACACGGAAATTCTAAAAATGCTTTTTTTCTATTTTTTTTAATCTTTTAACTGCTGTTTCTGAAACCTTATCCCAAGAATAATCTTTATGTATTAAAAATGAATTTTTGTATGCTATAGAAGAATAATAATTATAATCTTTAGCAATATCTTCCATAAAAAATTTTAATTGAGAGTAATTTGGCTTTAACATTAATCCTGGATGAGTTTGTTGCCAAGGTGATTCAAACCATACTGAATCTAATGGCATTGTTATATACTTTTTGTAATCTGCCCAGCCCGCTGTACAAATTGTTGGTATTCCAGAAGCCATTGCTTGCAAAGGTATAAAGCCAAAACCTTCGCCCCAAGATGGATAAACTAAAACATCACATAAGTCATATAATCCATTTACTTGCTCTGGAGTAAGCATTGACTCTATTATTTTAATATTTTCATAATAAGTATCTGGAGAACCTTTTACTTCTCCAGCTTTTTTATCAAAAACCCTTGTTGTATTTAATCTGCTGCATTTTAAAATTAATTCGTAATTTGGATTATTCCCATATAAGCTTATAAAAGCATCTACCACCATTTGAGCATCTTTTCTAGACGATGGCTCACCAATATGTAAAAATCTGAAAGGGCGGGATGAATTGAGTTCTCTTTTCCTAGGGATCCAGGATTCATCTACGCCATGTTTAAAAACAAATATAGTTTTATCTGTATGCTTAGCAAATATATCAGCAGTCCATTGAGAAGTTGTCCAAATTTCATCTACAATAAAATTCATTGGTGTTTCCCAAGATTTAAATATCTCTGTTGATTCCCAAGGAGTATATCCAATTTTATATTGATGTGAAGCAAAAGTGTATTCAGAAGGTTGAATAAAAGATATACCAATATTAGCCTGCTTGGACTTAATTAAACACTCTACTCCCAATTTTTTAAATGAATTAAATATATGATTGGAAGCTTCGCCATATCCTACATTGCGATCCATGTACTCTGGAGCACCTGTAAATGAGACTTTCATGGAATTCCTTACTTGTTTTTCTTATTGTATCATGCTAGACTGGATATTACTACTCTTACCCCAGGAGGTTCAAAATGAATAATGAGAACATAGCAAGGATAAGAATTGCGTTAGGAATGTGCTTTGTGAGTATTATCACATTGCTTTTTGGAATTAATTCTTCTTCCGCAACGCAATTAAANGAAAATCTAGTGTATAATAAAAATATATTATATATTAATAAATATATTAATATAGTTAATATAAAAGATATTATTAATATAGATTATATTAATAATAATAATAAAAAGATAAAAAGTAAAACTCTTTATTTAATTAATGATTTAACTTCTAGATCAACATTTACAATGCCCGACTATAGCATAATGCTAAATCTAAAATCAAGAGTAGACAAACGGGTAATAATATCAAGACTGGCAAACGGAATCAAATCTCAGGAAACTGGGGGAGCTTCTGCATATTTCCGCCACTCTTACTCAAGCAGTGCATGCGGTGCGTATCAATACATGCCGTCAACATGGGATAATTTCATGGGATACAAAACTGCTTGCCAGGCACCAGCCTGGGTACAAGACCAAAGGATAGTTCATGAATTGGAATACAACTACAATCGTTTCCACGACTGGCGTAAAGCTGTGGCAGCACACCTTATGCCATCAAGGGCAAACAACATGAATACTTGGACTAGAGCAGTACCAGGAAATCCTACTGTTGCACAATACGTCAATGGCGTATTTGCCAAAGCGAATATGACACCAATCACATGCTGATTCAAGTATTCTCACAGTATCTAAAACTAGCACAGGCGGGGAAAGTACATTTTCTCGCCTGTCCTATGCACCCATTAGAAACAGCTGTATTTCCGCTGTATCATAATTTAGATAAAAAAGAAAGAATAGTCTTAAATTGCCATGCTTGTAATTTTATAGATATACCTGGACAAGCTTTATATGACAGTATATTAACAATTATAAAAGCCCACGAACAATGAGCCCGAAAAAATGAAACACCCCAAAAAGCCCTATAAAGCCCTATAAGCTATTTTGTATGTATACCCTTCAAGATACTGCTCATATCGCCTCAAAAGCCTTTTGAAAAGATTATTTAGTGTATACTGAGAAAGATGAGAGCATACATTGAAGCACATGATGATACATACGATAACTTCTCCATAACGATAAGCTGTCAAAATATATTATTTGGCAAAGTTGATTTAGATAATCCCAAAGCTTGGCTATATACTGTGACAAATGATGACGGGGACTTAGTAATAAATAACTCGGCGGGAATGGAAGCCAATAAATGGGATCATATAACACATGAAATAATAGGGATAAAGAAAGAGCATACATGGGTAATCTAGGACAAGAGTTTGAAAATAACTATATGGAGCAGATGTTAGAGCTATTAGGAGCTATATACATT